TGATTGGGGAACTGCAGGAAGAATTGATTTAGGTGCTGGAATTGTAATTGGTGCTGTTCATCAAGATGATGACGGTAATTTGTATGTTACAGATACTGCTGACGCAGGTGTCTGGAAGTTTGACCCAGATGGGGTAGAACTTTGGCATTGGGATAATCCAACCGCCCATGAAGATGGTGCTAATAACATACGAGTTGACCGAGAAGGAAATATTTATCTTATGTGGTGGGCTGACAATAGATACAGCACATTCTTTTCTTGTGCTGCTGGGATAAGAAAGCTTGATTCTGAAGGTAATGAGCTATGGAATTATGTTGATAATTTTAATGCAGGACCAGCTCCTGATGCAAACTGGGATTTGATAACGTGGGATAATGATTGGGTTAGTGCATGGGGAACTCATTCTGAAAGCCCACCTGCCGCCGTTGTTGGTTTTAAACTTCCACACAATATTTTTGAGGGATTATTCTTTGACAATGAAAAGAAAATGTTGCTGGCCGGAAACTATTGTAATCGCCATGCTAATCTAGGCTCAGAGATTATCTACAATCTAGTTAAGATAAATACCGACGATGGTTCGATTGATACTAGTTGGGGAAACGATGGGACGGCATACTCTTTCGTAAATGGTCCAACTTATTCCGTCAACGATGATTGCTTTGGAATGCGACAGGATAGCGTAGGTAACATTTATTGCATGAATACCTTAAAAAATTATAGCGGAGAATGGCGTAATGCTATTACTAAACTGACGATATCATTCTCAACTGACCCTCTAACTGGAGAAGTAACAGAAAGCCTTGAATTAGATACTGGCTACGGAACTTTTGGTGATGGTTCTGCCGGACTAGCTAGTGGAGAAATTCCCCACAACTGGGCTTCAACTCGTGATAGATTTGATGTTCGTCCTGATGGAAGCCTTTTCTTTAGCGGTTCATTCTCAGGAGCAGTATCTGATTTTAGTTTTATCAGGAAATTAAATCCAGACGGAACAATTGCTTGGACTACTAATCTTGGTGATAAAAATATTCAAAGAATTATATGCAAATACTACAAAGGATGGTTGTATATAAATAGTCTAAGTGGTTCACAACAATGGCAACGATTTAATCCTTACACCGGAGCAATTGACCCTGATTGGTCAACTGATTATGAAGGTCCATCGTCCTCATATTATATGCACGAATTTCCAGCTCGTGTGACTCAGTCTTATGCATCAGATCTAAATCCAGCTACCTTGATCTACGATCTTCTGACCAATAATATTTATGGAGCAGGGATCTCAACCAGCTTTGTAAATGCTGATAGTTTTGATGGAATTGAAAACTTCTGCAACTCAAATGATTTGTTGTTCAGCTTTGTATTAAAAGAACAGAAGCCTGTCCTAGATTATATTGATTTTGTTCTCAGCCATTTCCAGGGCTACCTATTTATGTCAGAGGGTAAGATCAACATTGGAGTTTTCAGAAATGATTCCTCTACCTTTACTATAACTAGAGATAACTTAGCTACTGTAAAGAATAAACCTCCAGTTCAAGTTACTAAGAGACCTTACAGTGATACCAAGAATCGGATAGAAGTTGCATGGATGAACAGGTCTGCTGAATATGATAATGGGGTTGCAGTAGCTAAAGATGAAACAGATATCCGGCAAAGAAATAAAATTGTTAAGCAGACAATCAATCTATCTGGTATAAAGAATTCTAATCTAGCTCAGAGAACTACATTTCGTATGTTGTTCGAAGCTCTCTACAGATTTTCAAACTATGCTTTTGTGTTATCATATAATGATATGCTAGTTGAGGTAGGTGATGTAGGTACATTAAGTGATGGAGGTCAGATAGTTAACCAGCGAATCAGGATATTGAATATCTCTGAAGCTAAAGATGGTAAGAGTTTACAAGTAGAGGCAGTTGAGGATCAACCGTATATGTACCCCGATCTTACTAGCTATCGTGGTCAGGACACTGAGCATATACCCGATCCGGACTTTACAGATTTGCTAGCCTCTCCTTTGTATGCTTACTCTGAACATAGAACCTCAGCTGTTCTCTTCCTCAGTCTGATTCCTACGAACATATATACAAATGGCTGGTACGTTTACAGAAGCTATGATGATGTATCGTACGAGCTACTTGGCAAAGCAGTGATCGATGGAGTAACAGGTGGAGATTCTAATAGCCAGGGAACATTGACCTCTAGCCTGCATGCTCATACTGCTATTGTACACAAAGTAGATGAATCATTTTTGGTAGATATAGGAATAGTTACTGACCTCACAACTGTTACTGATGCCGACTTCTTCTCGAACAAACAGATCGCCCTAATTGGTAATGAAGTAATTGGTTACAAGGTTTCAACTGAGATAGGATCTGGAGTTTGGGAAGTATCTGAGTTAATGAGAGGATTGTTCAATACTGAACCTGTAGCTCATGGACCTGGATCTACTTTCAAAACACTCTCTGTCGATTATAACATAGCTTACCCAGAGTCAGACATAGGTCGAACAGTTTTTATAAAAGCTTTAACCTTCTATGGAAATAATGTACAAGATATATCTGATGTATCAAGTTCTTCTCATACTATACTTGGGATTCATCAAAGACCATTGCCTGTCTCACTGATGAGGATAAGATATAGAGAAGGGTACTCAACCTATACAACAGATGATGTGGTTATTGATTGGAATTGGTGTAGCAGACAATCGGGCTATAATGTCGGGGGATTTAATTCAGTACTATGGGGAGCTTTTGTAAAAGAAGAAATGATCGAAACTATAACTGCTTTACTCGAGCAGATTGATGGAACTGATATTTTAGAAACAACCCTTAGTATAAATGGCATCGGTGATCCTTTAGCCTTATTAATACCAGTAGCAGATAGGTCTGGAAATAATACTGTCAAGCTAACCTTAACTCCTGGAGGAACACTAGCTGCTCCAGAGGGTAGAACTATTACGATTGAGAAGATATGAAACTAATACCAGAAAATCACACGGTCGCCAGTTCTGTTGAGCTGCTTGAAGGCACTTCATCAAGTACAGTTACTGACCTTCAAGTACTTAACGATGGAAATTCATTTGATATAACCGAAGCGGCCGGTACTCCGGGGCAAAGGTTCAAGATTTTCTTTGTAAATATAATTAGATTTTCCGGACTAGCCTTTAAAGCTTACTATGATGGGAATCACTATATCGAATTTCAATTGTATAATTGTGTTACAGGTAGCTGGGACACTCAGATTACAATTGAATCGAGTAATGGAATGGATTATCGTTTGATAGACGTTCCAAATTCCCCAAATTATATATCAAATATTGGTGGGGTGACTGCAAGACACTATCATCCATCGGCTGGGAATCCAGCAGACGATAGTTTTATTGAATATGTAGCACTTATAAGATAGGAGAATAAAATGACAATAGCGTATACCGAAAACTATTTGTTCCCCCTGCTCGATACAGGATCTGGTAACTGGGGAGCTGGCGTCAATGGAATGTTGGAGACAGTTGATCGAGTGATAGCTGAAGCTTCAAATCCTTTAACTTGGGACGACACCGAACTGCTCATCTATGATGGAGAGGTCTTAGGCTGGGCTTAAATCTAAACCTAAACTTGTAAATTAAAAGGAGATACACAAATGGCAAGAGGAAAAGAAAAAACATTAGCTTTACTCGGTAGTGTTACCGTAGACTTGACCCAGGCAGCGGACACAGAAACTTCCGTCTTTACTGTTCCCGCTGGAAAACAAGCAGTACCTGTCATGGTCGTGGCTCGAGACTTTGATGAAGCCGTAGATGAAGCGGTAATTACTCTGGGTAGGACAGGTGGGGACTGTAATGAATTCCTTGGTGATCAAACCTTTACAAACATTGGAGCAGGCTTTGCTGACGAGGCCCTGATCATGCAGCCTATACCAAACGCAACTCCAATAGCTTCGTTAGTCCTGGATGCGGCTGAGTCCTTTGGTGTAGAGATTACTACTGCTGAGACCACAGGAGCAGCCACCTGCGTGGTGGACGTCTTTGGTTACGAATACGACGCATAGTCTGATATTTGGTACATGTATAATGGGTCCTGGACATAACGTATTCAGGGCCTGTTTTAATGTAATTTCTGGGCTCCTGAGCTCCTAGCTGAGAGGATTTAACCGCTCGGGGGAGGTAACACAAGGGGGTGTTTTTACCTGGTAACGTAAGTCCTTTGTTTACAAGCACTTACATCGATTTAACTGATTTTTCTCAGGGCCATATCCGATATATCTTCGTAAGTCCTTTGTTTACAAGCACTTACACATAAAAAGCCCGACCAAGTTAATGATCGGGCTTTATTGCTGATCTGTTAGGTCCTGCTACAATAACCTGATCGGCGCCGATATGCGTAATATATTTTCCATAGTAATTTGGTTGCTGTGATCAAAACCAATGTTCACCGCAAAGATGCTCGCGATGGTGTTCGCTGTTCCTACCATAGTTTCGATTCGATATAGTCTATTTGCATTTTGCAATGTCATATCCGAAAGCATGTTTGTAACAATCAATAGCTTTCCAATATGTATTAACTGCTCGAATGTTAATTCAAGGCAATCAATTTCGATAGCACTCATCGGGGGCGACAAGTCCATCGCAAGCTCACTAACCTCTACGGGCTGAGCTTGGTCAGTAATTGTAAAGGTCGCAAACAAAGCAACCAATGCAATTACAATTAGTAATACGTACTTCATAAAAATCTCCTTAAAAAGAAGTTAGTAAATTCGATGTAAATAAAAGGGCCGAGCTATTGTAAAGCCCGACCCTTCGGAGGAGGGTGATGAAAAGCAGAAGGTTATCCCTTTTCTCTAAGACACCTCTACTTATTATTCTTAATATAAGCATTGAGGCCCAAGATTACAGGTGTGCCGTTGAGACTCAGATCCGTAGTAGCGTTACCATGGGTAGTGGCGATCACCTGACTCTTCTCCGATTTGGAAAGAGGGAACGGCTCGTCGTTCAACGGGATCTTAACTACAAGGTAACCATCATCGGTAGTTATACTCAGTGCTCTGTCCTTCTTTGATGTTTTCTTTTTACTTGTCTTTGCCATTGTCTTGCTCCTTTAACATAAAATTTTAGTTTCTGATTTAACCAACTAATCTTTCAAACTTCATTGACTTCAGTGCTCGACGGAAGTTCTTACCAAACAAACTTCTAAGTCTTCTTGCTTTGCCCATACCTTTAGTTCGTTTCTTTTCTTTCATTATCTTGCTCCTAGTAATAAGGTTGGTACTATCCAGTTATTTACTTCTTGCCCTTCTTAGTTTTCTTTCTTGTTCCACCGGTGTGGCCCATCTTTCTCAGAATGCCTCGGAGCTTACGTCGCTCTGCCTTATCAGTAGTTTTCTCTAGCCGTTTAAGAATACCCTTGATGTTATCCGAGTTACCTTCCACCTTAGTTGACATAGCCTTTCGGTTCTTGCCTCCTTTGGATATGTCCTTAGCTACGTTGTCGAATAGCAGTCCTTCACCTACGGGTGGAACTCTACTGCCCTTCATGGTCGCAGCTTGAGCAGATAGGTCTATCTCAATTCTCATGCTAGGTTCGGTGTCAGGATTATCCCCCTCAAGGGCCATGGTCCTACGACCACCACACCGCAGGGCAGTATCTCGGTAGGCCTTCAGGTCAATGATCATCTGGTCGATCGTTGATAGTTGGGAGACCCTGATCATAGGCTTCTCCGCTCGTTGCTGAAGATCTTTGATAGTGTCGAAAGTACCTTTACATTTGTAGTGGAACCACTTATTGATGGCAGCACAGATATCAGCGTTTAGAGATTCCAGATCATCCCTTGGATCTTCTATAAGATATCGGATGGACTCTACATTATATATGTGATTTTCATACCGTACCATGATATCAACACCGTAACCTGACTCGTCACTGTCCTTTACCCGGATCTTTCTCCACCATCCATAAAACTCGCCCTCATCAGCCTTAACTTTAAAGTTAACACCATCCCACTTTACCACGTACTGAGTAAAACCTTGTCCTCCTGCTTCTTCTTTGGTTCTGGCCTTTGCTTTAGAACCAAGGTTCTGCTTCTTAGCTCTAAGCCTTACTAGCTTGGAACATTTTATATCGTGGGTCTCACCATCATCGAAGTGTACTTTAGCTCCCTGCCTTACTAGTTTAGTAATGGTTCCTTTGAAGAACTCCTCTCCAAAGTCTACCATTACACGGTCATCTTTTTTCCATTGTATACTCTTTGCCATTTTTGCCTTGCTCCTTTCTTAACAAAATGTATGAATCCATCTGAACATTTCTTCTTCATGGATCATAGCTTTAGTTTCTTCATCAATAAAATTAAAATCCCTAAAACTTTCTTTCTCTACCCGATCAAGAATTTCTTCATGCAGATCTGTATCGGCCTCAGTTAGAATTGTCATTGCCTTACTCCTTAACTAAAAGTTATAGTTATTTCTTTGGCTACCTTATCAATGCCAGTTACCAACCTGACAGACCTGCCCTTTTAAGTAAGGACAGGTTTCGGCTCTTACTTCTTAGCCTTCTTGGAATACTTCTTCTTGCCTTTAGCCTTCTTGGCTTTCTTGCTAACCTTCTTGCTGGTTTTCTTCTTGGAAGTTTTCTTCTTGCTCTTCTTAGGACGACCGGCTCCCTGACCGAGTCCACCGGTGTGACCGAGCTTCCTCAGCTGCTGACGGATCTTACGTTTTTCGGTTGGGTCCTTTGTCTTGCCAAGCTTGGCGATCAATTCCTTGATGTTCCCTTTTGGTGCAGCCTTCTTTGCTTTCTTTACTTTTTTCTTTGCCATTTCTGAATCTCCTTTGTCAGCCCTTGTGGATTTTTTAGAAGTTAGTTCGGCAGGGCTATCACCGAAGATCTTCTCGCTTAGTGCTATCTCTTTTCGTCTATGAAGACGTAATACCCTTGACCTGTTTTGAATTACCCCTTTCCATTTTTCTAAGTTATCTAAACTTGTTTCCATTTCCTTTAAATTGTTAACTACTAGTTTAGCCGTCCTGGCCACCTCAGCCTTACAACTCATCATCAGTTGTCTATCAGATACTAAGCCGTTGACGTCGGCGTCCATCTGCTTCAGTATTACCTTGGCTTGTACCTTAAGCTCCTTGGCCATGTTGCCGGCCAGGATACTCTTGCGTCTTCTCTTACCTTCCTTAATATCTTCCTCGTCTGTTTTTAAAACCTTAAGGTCAGGCCTATCCTTCAGGGCCTCTTTAACTAAGCGGCCAAGGCCAGAGCCTGATATCTCGTCGAGTATCAGTCGGTGGAACCTGTGAGGATTAAGCGAGTACTTCCCGTTGGCTGACCGGCGAGACAGTATCTTGGAAGTCTTCTCAGCTGCTACTACCTCGTGACCTATATCAGTAATATCCTCTGACCGGTTCATTAACTGTTGTAGGTCCTTGGTGATAGCTTCGATAAGCTGAGTCGGTGTTCTGTACTTAGGGTTGATAGGTTTCTCTGCCCTGGCCTCGAAGTTAAGGTTCCGCTTCATGATGTAAGTGACAGGCTTGGTAGGGAGCTTTCCTATCTCCTTAAACTTATGCCTCTCAGCTATGGACTTGCTCAGTTTACCTTTGACATTGATCTTGATCGACAAGGCCCCCTCAGTTTTAGCAAGTACCTCAGCCTGATTGAGTAGCTTGTCTAAGGTATCGGTAGCAGGACTCCACTTGTCAGGAACCTTGATCTCGTCGATGAATAGGACGTTGTCCTCAGTGTGAGTAAGAAGTGTTGGTTTTGGGGACGGCTTCTTCTTACTGACCTTTTTATTTTTACTTACCATTTGCCTTGCTCCTTTCTTTGTTCAGGCGCCAAACTGAACATAACTTAATAGCTTCATTGCTAGGATCTTTTGGATTGATATTATTCTTTTTTAAACTCCTACGGCAAGATTTGTATTTCTGACAGTTCCAACAAGTTTTTTTATTGCTCCCTCCTGTATTTGAAAAGTCAACCCGATACTCTCCGGATTTAATTCGACGAGTTACTTCGTCATTGTGTTTACCGATACTTTCCTTTTGTTTTTTGGTTAATTCCTTTTTAGGTTTAGGCTCGACGACCTTACCTCGAGTCCCTCCGATGTGGCCAAGCTTTCGAAGACGAATCCTGATGCTCCTCTTCTCAGTTGCGGTCTTAGCCTTTGCCAACTTCTGTAATAAGTTTGTTACCTGATTCATTGCCTTGCTCCTTTAAATAAGGTTTATATCGTCGGCCCCTATTAGGTACATGTAAATTATATAGGATAAGGGCTCCTATAGCCATAAAAATACCATTTTTGGACCAAAATTTATGTTAAGTCATTGTAAATAAAAGACTTACACAGAAAAATAGTTCAAAAATAACTTAATCCGGCCTATCATGGGTATGCCTGCTGCGTGCGGTTCCGATGAGGACATAAAAAAACCCCACCACCGGAGCAAGGCAAATTGCATAGTGGCAGGGTCCCTCTTCCATCCTTGGACTACTGTTTCCGATATTTCATGATCACCTCCTTGATTAACAACTACTGTTTCCTAAGTCAGCTTAGATATTAATATACCATAAGCTATTTTATTTGTCAGGCTGCAAGTTTAATTTTTTCTTTTTTACTCCAGTTCATGGCGACCTTCTCTACTGATACGGTCATAGGAACAAAGTAAGTTTCCAGGTCTTCCATGATTGCTTTAACCTTAGGCAGCACAAGTCTCTCTTCGACTGGTGGAACCTCTAGTACTATTTCATCATGTACAGTCAGGATCATCTTGCTCTTCAGATTATTCTCTCTCAACCAATACCAAATATCGACCATAGCTTTTTTCATCTGGTCTGCCGAAGTACCTTGACACATATAGTTCAAAGCTTTATATGCAAACTTCAGTTTGATCCGATACCTACGGCCGAATGGATTTGTAACATAGCCTTTCTGTTTCAGATCTTGCTTCAGTTCACGAACAGTTCGTTGAACAGATGGGAACTTCTTATGGTAACCCAGAACTAGTCTAGTTGATTGGGCTACTGTAGTTGGTAAGCCTTTCTTAGTTAAAGTCTCGGCCATAGTGGCAGGACCTGAGCCATATATAATTCCAAAGTTAACTCCCTTTGCTCGCTTCCTTCTTTCTGAGGTTACCTCCTCGAGAGGAATGTTATATACTTCTGCAGCTACGTGTGCATGAATATCATCTTTGATTGCCTCAGCCATCTTGGTATCTTCGGCAAAGTGAACAAACATCTTCATCTCTATCTGATCATAGTCGAAGTGATAATGGTTCCGACCGTTCCTGGTAATAAAGCATTCGCGAGGCCCAAGTTTTCTAGGCTGATTTTGTAGGTTAACCTCAGATGAACTAAACCTTCCGGTCATAGCTGTACTCTGATTAAACTTACAGTGTATCGTTCCTATTTCTATACCAGCAGGTGTGAAATGTACGTCCAAGCAGTCGTTGATGAAATGATCATAATAAGTAGAGATCATCTTCGAGAGCTGCCTATATTTTAAAATCAGCGGTGGTAGCAACTCTCGCTTATTTAGTTTATGCTTCCGTACAGTTTTCCTAACAGCCCTGTAAAACTTATCTCCTGGCCAGCCCTCTTCTCCTGAATCTCGAATGACATCCACCAATGGTTCAGACACATAGCGGATCATTGCGTATTCATCGAAGGCCCAGTTACCTCCTCCTGTCTTACCACCTGTCTTGTGGTTCTTCTTTGGTTTGGTCTTATACTTTAATGGAATTCCTAGCTTCTCGAAAGCTGCCGGTAACTGCAAAGCACTACTACCAGGATTAAACTCATCTACAGTTACTTTTATCATCTCACCTTTCTTTTTCTTCTCGAAGGTAAGAGGACATATCAGTTTATCCAAGTCAGCTTTGATTCTATCCAAGGTAATCTGGGCTTCGGCCTTTAACTCTCTAGCTCGGGTTATATCAATCAACACTCCCGTACTTTCCATGTCCAGACAGACAAAGAGTAAATGCCGTTCTGTTTCGTAAAGCTCGTTACAGATGCGGCGAGCTCGAGGATAAAGCACTCCAAAGATTTCCAATGTAGCTTCAGTGTCCCACCTAACTCTGTCCTTGACTAGACTAAGAGGGGCATCTCTAAAGTTTGGAGATCGTCCATGCTCTTTGGTAAAGCTCCGCTTATTAGTTTTCAACCAGTACTCAATCTCGTCTTTATCTTCGGTGGTCCAGCCAAGATGCTTCCTGGCCAAGAACCTCAGATTGTGACGCTTCTCTACTGAGTCCAGTACCTTGGATAGGATCATCGTGCAATGGATGTCTGCCTTAAGACTAAGGACATCGAGACCTTCGAAGGAAAGCATCTTTAAATCGAACTTAGCATTTTGAAATACTATATGCTTAGTAGGGTCATTCATCAATCGCTTTAGCCAACGAATGTTCCGAGGATTCTTTAGCATGAAGCCCCACTCACCCTTGCTAGTTTTGTAACTCCAGCAAAAGATACGAGCTCCTGAAGCATTCCCGAACTTGTCGTGAACACCATTGTCATACGGATTTAAACCCGTAGTCTCGGTATCAATTGCAACTACGTTACCTTCTAGACAAGGTAAGGGCGGGAGCAACCTAGATCGTTTATTCTTATTACGTCTATTCCGCATGCTTGTAATCTTTCTAAACCAGCTTTATTCCGATAATCTTGGTAATAAAAAACCTTGGTAATATTGCTCTGAGCAATGAGAGTAGCACAAGTTTCGCAAGGACACATCGTTACGAACATGATCTTGTTTGGTATTCGTCCATCTACCATAGCAATCGCGTTGGCTTCAGCATGAAGACAGCCACAGTTACCTTTCTCATTACGACAAGCGTCATTACCTAGTTGCTTAGGTGGACCATTGTAGCCTGTGGCCAAAGTTACTCTCATATCTTCGGTAGTGATCACACAACCTACAGCTCGATTATCCTGCTTACACAAAGCTCGACCTGCCCAATCCAAAGCAAACCTCATATAGATATTCCTACGTTTAGGTCTATCATCATTAAACATTTCACGCTCCCTTCTTAATAGTAATCAGGTAACCACAAAACTCTTTTTTGCATATCTTCCCAGATCATGTTAGCAACTTCCTGCATCTGAGGATGGGCGTATTTACTACACCTCATTGTAAAGAAGTGATCCCATCGGCGAAGGTTAGCAGTCATGATGATCTCAGTTTTGAGACTGTTAGGTAATACTGATCGTGCCTGTTGAGGAGTCCATCCTTCATGCTCTAACAAAGCTTGATAGGTAGACTCAGATTCATATAATGAAGCCAGCCATTTAACCGTCTGACCATTAAGGTCATCGACTGACACTGTCTCGTTATCTATCTCGAACCACTCCACGTTCTCGTCTACTTCGTAGTCTCCTTCGCAAAGATCCATCCATGGAGGTATGATAAAGGTTACTCCACCTTTATAATTACAATACCTCGAACTCTCTTGACCATAACTGAAAGGTCTATGCCGAACTATCTCGTGAGTTACGCCACGATCACAGATGACTCGATAGGAGAAGTACTGATGGGCAATCTGCTCCATCTGGGTAAGCTCACCGGAATAGATAGCGGCCATACAGTTCTTTCTTGATAGCGGCAACTCAAGGAAACCTGTGAATAGCATAGGAACTACATCTCCAGCAGCTATGGCTATCGAGTTTCTGACATGCGTGTCAACCTCAGTATCTTCGCAGATATCTCTGAGCGCTCTGACGTTTCCTGAAAGAATACAACCATGCGCTTCACGAGTCAGAGAAATATGGTCTCTGTAAGGATCTTGCAATGCTATCAACCGATTATACAAGAAATTACTGACACTGAAGACAAGACTAGCATGTTCGATCATAGCATGATGTTTTCGATCTAGCAACATCTTAACGAACTTTGGCGCTGACTCGTCTGTGATCTTATCTTCACTTTTGTAACAGGTTCGACCTGCTCTTTCGATTACTACCAGCGGATCGCCAGTGCAATCGAGATGTTCAACTTTTGGTTTCATTAACTTCATTTTAAAATATTCCTCTCACTTTAAGATCCTTATTATAAGCATGGAGCGAGCCGGCAAAATAAGTCAGCATACCTATCTCCAAGCCAAGTTGATCTGCGAACCAGTCCTGCATTAACGCAGCAAGACAAATATCCACTGGAAAATGCGTAAGCAAATCACAGGAGCGCATTGTGTAAATCAGGTCAACTCTTCCTTTACGGACCATGATTTGATAGTACATACTACAAGGGATACGACCACCGCCACCCCGGTTAGCCAGGTCAGCACTACCTTCTATCAGGTTAATACCAAGTCCGGTATGCTCTAGGTTACGTATACTTGGACAGATATTGCTATGTATATTCAGAATAGCTTGACGAGACTCAGGATTCTGTACCAGTTCTTCCAGGATGGTTTTTATCTGCGGAGCTAGTCGTTCGCTGTAGGTATAGGCGAACTTACCATTGTGTAAGAATTCATCCCATACATTTTTTCGATGTGTATAAGCTTGGCCTGGATTAGTAGCTACACCTGAAACTCGATCTCTGAGTTCGGCCAGAACATAAGTTAAGACAGCGCCGCCTTTTTCTTTGAAGAAGTATTCCATAACTCTTTTGGCCATCTCTCCATCCCACTTCCAATTGACAAGTTTGAAAGCATATCCCTGGACTTCTTTTGTAATGTAGTCGGAATTTCCCTTAACATTTTTGTCCTGCATTGTATTTGAAGCAACCTCGATACCCATCTCCATAAGATCTCGTTCGGTTTCTCGCATTGCTTCAAACAGATTTGTATAGATCCTCATTTCGTTTGTCCTTTCTCTAAATATTCTACTATGATATCACCGTGACAAGCTTTAGGTTTACACCAACACCCAAGTAAGCATCCTTTTAATTTATGAACGGCCGCTTTGAAGGCAGGGTCTGACTCGAGCCTTGCATAGAAATATTCCTTGTATCTCTTAATTGATTCCCCACGAGAATATCGACTAAGAGGGAAGCGACTTCCAAATATAGTAGTACGGTCAATCGCTACTATTATTGGAGATCTACATCTTTTAATATGAACTACCTTAGTCTTTTTCATAGCTTTATATCTTTCAGTGTAAAAGATTTAGGATAACCATTTTTTGGTTTAAGCCTACCGGTAAGATAGAACCACTTTTCGATATAGCGTTTGGCTGGACCATACTTAGCTTCAGCTAACATCTTCATTCCTGATTTTTTATAATGATACAGGAATCTTCTTCTGTAAACTCCAGCTACTCTTTGCCACGGCATCGGAGCTCGTTCGAAGATAGACTTTGGCTTTTTATGCAGACGCTTTAACTTAGTCATCAATTTCTTATTCAGAAAGATAACCTGGAGAGATCGCAGATAGCTTACCTGTAGGTCTACAACATACCACCTGAACTTGATCTTACTAGGATCACCTATCTTCTCAGCTATCTTATGGGCCAGAGCAATATCAAAGAACGACATGTACCCTGCATAACAAGTTCTACTGAGTAAGGTAATGGTGTTATCGCAATAAGTTATGCTGAGCAGACAGTTCCCATACTGATGATTAAGCCTTTTGCCCATGATGGATTTGAATAGCATAGAAGCACTGCACTGATTATCCAATTTCTTGGCCACCTTAACAAAGGCTTTTAATCTTGACTTATCAACATACTGATTCACCAGCCTTGTCCAGCGGGATTTAGAAAACCCGGTTTCCTTTCCCAGGTCCACGTTATACTCACAGGTCTTGGTTCTGAACATCATGTTGAATCTGTGATAAGCGTTAGATTTAACTTTACCTGCACAGTCACGGTCCTCCAATAAGGAGGGCAGCAGGTTTTTGGCTAGCATAGTTAAGTTGGGATATGATTTATTCATTAGTAGTTCGTCTCCTGTCTCCACGTGTTAACAGTATGCTTCCGAGTGTATAGAATGAATATATCAGCCAGAGAGAAGCCCATCTCGTTCCACATTGTCGCAAAGTCCTGCCAAGCCGTAAGAAGCTTTGCTTGGAACCTGTCCTTGTCAGTTGGCATCTGAGTTTGTTTCCATGGCTTATTCTTCAAGGTGTTGGCGGCTAGACCTAGACTAAAGATTACTTCCGCTACAAGTAACCTGGCATCGAAGTCATCATTACAATTAAAAACAACTGGCTCATCAAGGATAGGACAGATAGCAATCTCGATCTCGTTCTCGTTCATCTCTGCTATGATTGAAGCTTCGACCAGGAAGTGCAGAGCATCAGCCAGTTCCTCGAAGAAATGCCTGAGATCAGAATTAACCCCCCACCGAGCTTTCCAGTTAGCAAAATCTGAGTCGCTAGGTATAACCTCCATAGCTTCACAGAGTTCCTCAGTAGTGCGCCAGAATATATCCTTGAGAATATACTGAACAGCACTGTCATCAATGTTCCAAGGTGCAAGAGGATAGTTAATTCCATTCGCCACTTCGATGTGATGGTACTTGGACTGCAGTACCCTTTGAAGAGCGAAGATCCTAATCACTGGGTTGCCAGGTATTTCAACTTGGTCTGTTACGTCGTCGATATTCACTTGATCAACTCCTTTCTTATCTCAATAACTTCGTCTATGGTTTTAGTGATCCCATCAACCAATGAACTAGCTTCGTCATCTCTAGGATCAAATATAGTTTGCAGATATTTCTTTCCAAGTATTTCCCAAGGAACACTGTACTGCAATGCTACACTAATAGTAATAGCAAGAGCATCTATCAGTCCGGCTATAGTTGAACCTTCCTTGGCGATCTTGATAAAGATCTCGCCAGGTTCAGTGGTGTCCTTAAAAAAGTTCACAGTAGCGTAGTACTCCATGTTAGCTACTTTACCTTTTTGAGTAATACCTATCCGAGTCTTCTCTAGCTTTCGTCTTTGAGCCGTATGCATAAGAGGAATCCTAAAATACAATAACCAAGGCTGTCTTTGAGTGTGTCCTGCATCGATTCATCTCCAAGATCAATCGCCTCATCACCCTTAATAGTATGAATCCGGCCTACCTTGGAGGTTAATCGGACAAGAATACCAAGCTCTCTCCAAGCCACCAACGGTTCCATTCCATACGCTTTGTGTTTCTGTAACAGGAACTTAGCAAAGTTCATCCTGTTAAAGCGATGATCAGTCAGGATCTCGGTAACAACAGCTCCGGCCTGTAAGAAAAGAGCCTCCCACTTTACCGGCTCGTTATCCAAGATTCTAAGCCTAGCCACGTTTAGTATACTTTGTAATACATCCAACCAGGTTTGGCTCTTATGTTTTTTGACATCCTGCTTTTCGATTTGCTGGATGACCTTGAAAACATCACAAGGTTCGTTCATTAAATACTCAGACATTTCGTTCTCCTTTAGATAAAGTTATTTTTCTACAGGTCTTTCGTTCCAATGATCTCTCATCAGTCTGAACCAGTTAAGCACACCAGGATTTAAAAATCCCCCTCCTACACACTTACTTTTATGTAATACTACTCCACATTCCTTATCTCTGCATTTAACATCTACGTAATACCACCTCTTGTCTTTACCACAGGAATTAAACTTATCTCCCCATGTAAGAATAGCTCTTATATGTTTATGTCCACATCTAGGACATGATTTGAATCCAGTGGAAAGAATCCTACGAATGGTTCCTAATTGAATCTTCATTTTTATTTCACCTTCTTGGATAAAGTTTTTTGTTTTTTACGCAGCTGTTTAGTAAAGCCTGCATTCTTAATGTACCAACCGGTACCCTCTATTCGAGTTAAACATCTGTGCTGGACTAACTCGCCTATCAGAGATTTAGCTGTAGCCGGATCTCCCACGTAATCAGCCAGAGTATCAGAATTAATTCTATGCATTTCAAGCAGACCTGTGATTGTTGTCAACTCATCAGTACTCAACATCTGTATACTCTTATCAACCACCTGAGGTTTTTCAATTCTAGAAGCAGCGACTGTGGTCTGGCTGAATAAGTTATAGGCCATACTTGGTTTATTGTAAAACGATTTTAAGATCTCAGTAGCACAGTTAACATGCTTAGATGAGATGATTAATTTTTCGAAGGATTTGTCTGTACTAAAAACTCTAGCGGCTACTGCTGCACTAATCTTGGCTATTTTAATTCGGATATTTTCAGCTTGCACTAAAGGAATAACTGAGGAGTAGGTATTGCCGAACTCTACTGATTTCTCAATTATCCTTTTGGTAGCTTTATCAGTAAAGACAATTTGACTAGGAGATCTGGACCAAGCCCACAAGATTAAAGCCTGACAAAGCTCGGCTGGAAACTTATCTTTATCACTAGTATCGTACAAAGCTGGAGCATTTATAACTTCACTAGGCACCTCGTTTGAAGCTACGGTCAGAACAAAGTCAAACCTACTAACATCCTCCACTGCTCCAATCAATTCCTTCACAGCCTCAACTCCAGTATTGTAGGTGGCCATAGGTCTTCCGCTTCGTGGATTAGCTAACCATATTATTCTGGTATTAGCCTGAGTAGTTTCTCGAATAATCTTAACTATCTCGGCCACTCCTTCAGATCTAATCCTCTAAGTCGACCAATTTCTTTTGTTTCGAGACTTGAAGCTTCATCTATAACAACCAGACGTCTGTGATTTAACGGAAGTAATCCCCAAGTAATCCTCCAGTTATTTCCTAACTGTTGTAACCCACCTACTAGTCCCGCAAAGCTACAGTTATCACCCGAGGCAATTTCTCCTAGCTTATAATACTTGCTGAGTCTTTCTGTAACATACCCTTTACCACAACGAGTATCTCCTAGCACTAATATATCTAACATGCCTCTGTGTATGTATTCCTTGTTAAACCAAAATGATGGAACTGAATGAAAGGCAAGATCTATAGCCATATGTAAGTCGGGACGATCAAGGATCTTAGTTATATTTCGAGACTGCCAATCAGCTATACTCTGCATCTTAGCCAGATAGCTTATCTTCTTTGGTCTAAATCTAATCAGCTTCTTTCTGACCTCAGTACTTAGCTCAAAGGTTTCGATCTCGTCCTGGACAGGCTTAGCTTTATCGAACAGGTAAATAACGTGTTGGTCTTTCGGAGAGTTGGTCATTGATCCTTCGAATCGATAAGCCTTATTCGCTCGTAAACCATGGCCAATATAGTAAGCAGCTCTTACAACATATTCCTTAGATTCAGAATCTAAAGTTGGAATTAGCATGACATGCTCTACGTTAAAGGTTTTAAGATAATCAACCTTGGCTTTGCAATTCTGAGTATTGGTAATACCAATTCGATTTAGCAATCTTCTTCTGGTAGTATCGTAGGGAGTATCTAACATGCGAAGAACAATAGTGTTATCTAATTCCAGATCATAATCTCTAAATCCTTTATCACTATTCGCAATAGGACAATCATCACAACTATCACTACAACTAATCCTAAACCTTTTAGGTAATAGATAAGGAGCATGATCTTTTCCAGTGATTAAAGCTTCGATTGAAATTCTCTGTCCATACCAATCCGACTTACTTGCTTGGTCTAAGGAAACTTCTATAGCTTCATCCTGCGGAGTAATTAACTCGTCGGGATTATCAACTAAGGTTTTAGCCTTGGATGTCCAATTTTCCCAGGCCGATTTTTTACGCATAGCAGGTTTCTTGGTAACGTAATCAGTAGTATCTTTACCATACTTCTTAGGAACTTCCAATTGTCGTATACTCTTGGCTATATTCAGAAGTTGTTTACATACTCTTTTGGCTCCCTCTTTACCTGGTTCATCATTGTCATAAACAATTATTACATCTCTTCCACGGAACAATTCATTATACTGACTAGGCCAGGTCTTAGCTCCAGAGGATGAGGTAACAGCGTATAGACCCATACAAAGTAAAACAAACATGTCCCATTCGCCTTCACAGATATAGATAGGTTCATCCTCGGGGGCTTCCATCAAAACCTTCAAAGGATATAGCATTGTAGGACTACCATAGGACCGAGTCTCATTCTTTGAGGTGTAGTTAATTACCTTGGCCTTGGCTTTAGGATTACACATTCGAGCACTGACGCATAATCCAAATTCATTATAGACAGGCATTATAATTCTATTGCCGTTCCATCCAATTTTGTATTGTATGATTTTAGCTTTAGACAAATGTCTTTTACGAAGATACCGCATAACGCTAGGAGTCTGGTACAACTTTCTAACCCATTTACGGATCTGACTATCAGGGATAATGGGATGAACAAACTTGTGAAAAATAGCGCGGGCGGCTTCTCCATCAGAATACTCTTCGTATGCTGCTTGAAAAGAAACAATGGAGTTGCCGCCCTGTTCGTCAGATGCACAGAAAGAATACCACGCTCCTGTATCTCTGTTAATGGAAAGACTAGGTATTGTCTCTTCCACGAATGGAGACTTTACTTTTGTCTCGTCACTCCCAGTGGGCCAAGTAATATCAGGAAAGATTGACCTGTAGTACTCTTCAGGATTAACATTCTTTTTTATATATCTGACTAATGAAGTAATCATAGATTAATCTTCCGCTATTGCTGCCTTGATCGCTTTGAGTAAAGCAGCTGGGTTCTTGAACTTACCACTCAGACCGGAATAGTCGCCGATCTCACAAAGTAGTTTAGCTGAACTGTCGAAGTCGTCAGGAGAGAAGCTGTATTCCTTTGCCAGCTTGTTAGTCTCCTTCTTTTCGGCGGAGCTGAGCTTCTTGCTCTTCAGCTCACATGGAGGAACTTCATCTTCATCTTCGCCTTCTTCTTCGCCTTCTTCTTCAGCTTCCTCTTCCTTGAGGTCGTCAATAGCGATTACCTGCTTGTCACCATCATCAAACGTGACGTTAGCATTCTCGTCATCGATCTTTGTGATCTTACCGGCGTAGTCTTTACCGTCGATATCAACTAAGCAGCGGTCGCCCTTGGCCCAATCTTCGCCTTCTTCTTCGCCTTCTTCTTCGGCTTCTTCTTCGGCTTCTTCCTCGGGCTCCTCTTCGGGCTCTTCTTCCTTGAGATCATCAATGTCAATTTCCTGAACATCGCCGTCGTCGAATTTGACAGTAGCATTCTCATCACCGATCTTCGTGATCTTACCAGCAAAATCTGCACCATCAATATCAACTACACAACGATCACCTTTAGCCCAGTCGTCGCCTTCTTCTTCGCCTTCTTCTTCAGGCTCTTCGGCATCCGGTTCAACACTGCCACTGGCAGTTGCTGCTTCGTCATCGAGTTCATCCTCGACCTCGTCAGAATCCAAAGCCTTGATGATGCGGCTGTTCTGCTGCTCAACCATTTCACCATCAACCTTTTTCTTCTTAGTTGCCAGACGTACAACAGCGTAGGTAGGTCCTTCTACCATCTCTTCCAACGTAGCCAGCAGTTTCTTCTTGGAGCTTGGCTCTTCATGACCAAGGCGAGCTAAGCTGCCCTTGAAGTAAGCCAAAGCATCTTCGGTATTGAGACCCTGATGGATAAAGATATGCCGGCCTTTGTTGTCACCGGATACGATAATCCATTCCCAAGAGCACTGCAAACGTCCGCTAGACTTAGCGTTGTTAATGTTGGCACCAACTAACTTAGAAGGATAGCTGCCATCGGGAGTGTCATCAAAAGTATAAGCATCGACACCTTCCCAGGATTCTTCAAACACAGAATCCAGCTGTTCATTTACTGAGCCCAGCCCGTGCTCATCTTTGGCTTTAGCCTTTTTTGACTTTTTTGCCTTTGCGCTTTTTTTTCTTGCCATGTTTCTTGGCCCCTTTCTTAAAAGTTTCGGCGAAAGCTTCGCCATTTAGTAATTCAAAACCATCGACTGGTTTTTTACGTCCTGTTCTATCCTTAGCATAGATAGACTCTAAACACTTGGTACGAATAATGCGGACCTGTTTACGCTTACCTCCTTCCTTCATAATCTTAAATCCGCAGTAACCTACAATATCACAAACTGGGACTAGCACTTTGCTGGCAGATTTACCTATATCAGGCATTGTTCGTTCAGTCTCCATGACTGAAGTCCTGATAGTTGTAATCCGCTCGTGGCAGATAAGCGCTACTCCAACGTTAATCTTTAACAACCTTTGCAGGATGGTCCAGATACCTTTCTTATATGCCTTCCAACCCTTGGCGAAACCTACATCACCCAGAGCTTCTATACCTAGTTGATCGCAGGTATACTCTTCGACCATAAGACAGATGTCGTCAACATGATCTAGGCAGACAAGGTCGTAAGCAAGAGTACCAGCTTTAAACTCAGACTCTAGTTTCTTTACGATCGCATCTAACTGCTCATAGTTATGAGCTTCTAACCTACGAGCTGATAGGTAACGAGTTCCTCGGTCTGTGCTAATGAAGAAAACTTGATCAGCCAAACTGTCGATGAACATTGTCTTGCCCACACCTGGAGGACCGTACACCATGATGATATGGTCAAAGATAGTCTGAGCTATTACTGATCTATCGGTTGGTAGTACAATCTCACTTTTTCTTTTTGCCTTTACCTTTACCTTTTTTGACGACTTTTTTCTTTTTGGTGGCATTTTTCTTCTCCGGATTATATTGGCAAAATAATTGACCTGTTCCACGATCTAAGCCCTCGTGACAAAGGGAGAAGAATTCACAGGTCTTAAAGAACTCTCCACAGTTATGATCTGCCTCTGGCCACTCTTGTGGATCAAGAGGATTATCCATTCTGCTAAGGAGCCATTCGTATTCAGCGTTAGTTGTTTCTAAACTGTACACGAAGTTAGCTATCTCAGCTTTGGTAAATGTAAGAGTTTCTCGATGGAAGTAGAATTCAGCTCTGTTCATATAATCAAGTTGAATTCGGTCAGAGAATTCTTTAAGTGACTCGTTGGACTTCCTCCTTAGTTTACACTTCTTGATCATATTGTAAGTAACCTGCTTAGGTTGAAGGTTTAAACCTCTTCTAGTTCCTAGCAGATAACTTCTCAACTGTCCATCCATTGGAAGAGCTTCTATAAAAGCTCCATCAAGTTTACTGATGATTTTATGATCCATCACCCGTTGCTTACCGTTGATGATAGGAAGCAAGTCTATCTTACCTCTGTAGTCGAATCGGCCCATATTGATATCGAACCACGCTTCAACACCTTCCTTAGCGATCTTCCATCTCTTTCGGTCACTGGCGTAATGACTAGCATAGCCCATCAGCATACCTGTGACGGTATCTAACAAGATCATCAAGCTATCATAATCATCTTGGTTATAAAAACGAGAGTTACCTTCAAGCCTAGCTTTAGTCTCTTTGACAATCCGGTCAGCCACTTTCCTCATTCGTACTTTTGGAAAACGATACCATAGTTCTAGACCTTCGTGTCCAGCACTACTGATGACCAATGGAGCAGCTTCTCTCCGTGATCGTAACCTAAATATCTTGGTCCAGAAGAACTTGCGCTTACATTTCCTAAAAAGCTTTTGAGTAGAGTACGACCAACCAAATCTCTTAGGAATTATAGGGGGCTTCTCAAATGGGTTTTCTACTATTAACAATGAATTTGCCATTTGCCTTACTCCTTTCCTTTTTGATTAATTTTTTATTATATATCAAGTTATTCTATTTGTAAGCTACCAGATTGAGAATGCGAGAAAGCGAATCTCCCATGTTAATTCTGGCGGTTATATAGTCAGCGAGAGAGATATTCTGCCTGAGAGCTTCCAATATGGTAACGTCGATTGAATCCTCTGAGACAAAATCCCAATAGGTTATAGACTTATGACCTTCTGAACCTTTCCTACGTATTCTCAACTCAGATTGCTGACGCGATACTACTCGAGAAGAGTTAGAGAAATATACAGCCGTGTCAGCTACGACAAGTTCGTTCATTCCTACTCCTGCATCTACCTGACCAATAAATAGCTTGATAGCTTTATCACCTTCAAATCTTTGTCGAGCCTCGATCTTTTGGTCTGGATCTAGATGTCCTCCAAAGGTTACTGATTTAACTCCCAAAGCTTTAGCTTCTGAAGTTATCTTAAATATTTCGGCCGAATGAGCGCACCATATAACGATCTTCTCTTTGTACTTGAAGTAATCCTCGTCTTTCAACATCGATAATAACAAATCAAGCTTAGGAGATTTCATCCATATAGCTTTATGGTTTTCATCATAGATAAAACCCGAAGCAATCTGTCTACTCTTAATACACTGAGATATTACATGATTAAGCTCCACGATCTTTCGGCCTGGTATCACTACATCAAAATCTGACCAGATCTTCCTGTAAAGATGCCTCTGTTGTCCTGACATACGAACTGATTTAGTCAACCGTCGAACAGGAGGAAGATTAAGTACGTCGTCCTCATGAACGTAGAAAGACATCTTGCTAAGTTTATTAGCGATAAGATCCTTGGAGTTATGCTTCAGATACCATCCAGGACCTGACTGAATATAATACTTCTTTTTAAACTTCCACCAGTTGTTACCAAACGTTCTACCATTATCTACGAATAAGGACTGCGTGTAAACATCGCCAGGAGTATTCGTGATAGGTGTTCCGGTCATAGCAATCCTATGGGGTATATGCCTAGTAGCTGCTATCACCTTTTTAGTTCGCTGAGCTTTCCATCTCTTAATAGTATGCGATTCATCAGCGGCAGTGACCTTCCAAAGCATGTGTCTAATCCAACGGAAAATCCTGGCATTCCTAACCTGTCCATACGTTATGATGGCCCAGCGTGGATCAAGAGGTAGTTCTTGCCTGGCATTCTGTAGTAAGAATACATCGCTTCCAGGAACTCCCTCTAAAGCCAGTTCTTTCTGCCAGGTGAAGTAGTCATCTCTCCGACAGATTATCAGAGCAGGCATACGGAACCTAGCATATCTAGCGACTACTAAGGTCTTACCAGTTCCACAAGCCATGTACAATCCAGCACAACCGTTTAGCTTTTTCAAGAAGGCCATCGCCTTTACCTGATGAGGCATAAACTTTCTGTATGGATGTACTCTTCTAACTTGTACTTGCTGTACTGTCATCTATAGTTAAAGGCTCTTAATGTGAATATCTTGCATAACTCACCAGAACCAGACTTACAGTTCACAGAAGCGTAGTACTGACAATCCTGGCAAATGTAACCATTTGAAGGAGATTGTGGGTCATCAAGATCACGATCTCTGTTCTTAAGTAGCCAGCTAAGATCTACAGGCTCATAGGTAGCAGGCTTAAGAACTTTACCTCCAGCGTCTTTTAACAGACTTCCATCTTTACAGACCTTGGTCATATTCGATCTATGGATCTGAGCAAAGATCTCGTCTATTGGTAAGCCCATCTCAACTGCAGTACCAAACGTAACGTAAAGAAGGTCGCCAATACCATCAGCAGCTTTTACCAAATCCTTTTCTCGAAACGCATCACCTAGTTCACCTGCCTCAGATTCTATAAGAGTTATCCTCCTCAGTGCAGCTTCAGCAGGTAGCAAGGCAGGACATGCGGCGATGGGTACCTCGAACGCTTTGTGAAATTCTAACATCATCTCTTCGTACATTTCCATCTTGTAAATCTCCTTATTCTATTTCTTTAACATCGGCAGCCCATAAGTTCACGGGTTGTAAGGGCTGATTAAAAGTACTCTGACACAAGCAGATCATACCACCTTCTGCAATTATCTTTTTCTCCTCGTCGGTCGGTTTCCAAACGCTGGTCACTCGGCCATCTGGGTCTTGGAAGACTGGCAGCGGTATATATTGAGGTTGATCCTCTGCAAAAGTTTTGTTCATTGATTCAAATTTTATAGGGTCCATCTCTAAGTCTCCCTTACTTTGTGATATAATCCATAATAGCTATGCTAAGTAATCCTATTACGCTACCACATATTATTATTATTATTAGAGCAAGAGCCCCGCCCATTAACACATCGCGAGGAGCATCTCTCCAAGCTTTATCTAATGCTTCTCGTCTTTTCCAATAGTCTTCATTCATACTAATACTACTCTCCCTTCTGGATAAAATCCTCTAAACTTATAAATTGTATCTTCGGTCCCACCTGTTCGATCGCCCGATACACAAGCTATTAGAACGTCAGAACCCTTTGCTATATCTGTGTTCCTTAAAAATCCAGCATGTCGCCCTACTGACCAGTCTGCCTTAAAGATAATAATAGGTATCTCATGTTGAGAAGCAATTATTTCAGCAAAGCGATCACCCCCTTCAGGACAACCTCCGCTGACGATAATATCATCATCTTCATAGATATCCCAGAAGGTGTCCTCGACCCGTATAAGATCTTTGGTAGTATTCCTTCTTCTAGATCCAACTATACCTATCTTCTTCATTCGTCGTAATCCTTCAGAGTTTTACCTGTAGCTCCAGACCAATACTCATCTATCAGCTTATTAGATAATCCTGGTAAACCTACCAAATCTCGGGGATCATCGGTATCCCTGGCTATCAGAGCATTGATAACCTTAATATGTTGTATCTTCTTAGGAGGAGTCCAATCTTCAGTAAGCCTGTATTTCAGGGGAAACAATACAAACTTCTCCAAGTGATATCGTATACCTCCAACTGAGTAACCAAACTTACGAACTAGGTCTCTGGTAGTAGTATCGTAGGTATAAGCTTTAGCCACATCAAAAGAAACCTCGTCAGTCTCAGTCTCGAAAGGTTTAAACTTATACTTCTTCAAGTAGTTATGCACTGTAGCTTCAGTCACTTTAAGAAGAAAAGCCATTCTTTTTACAGACTTTACTTTTTTATAAGCTTTGAGTATAGCACTTTTTTGGTGTATCGATTTTCTACCCATTACAGTGTTCTCCTAACTCTCATTAAAATTCTACCCAGCATATTGTGAGGTTGCTTATTTTCACAATTGGCACAGAGACAGTTCCCCCAATAATTATCGTGCCAATAATTCTCTTCGATTAATATAGCATTTCCTGTGGCCTTAAGTTTCTTAGCCAACCCAGGATTACTATTAAACTTAGCGAGAACAACCAGAAGCATTATCGCATCCTTAATTTGTTCCCAGTCATCTCGTAACGGACTAAGTCGGCCTCGATATTTTGCCTCCCTGGCATCTCTACCTGTTCGGATATATTCTCGATGCTCATCATCAGTTGCTTTCATAGTCTGAAATAAATGCTCAGCAGACGGATAGAAGTGTCCATTATGCACGATTGGACTTCTAGCAAAGTTGCTAAGAAAGAAGTACTGCCCTCTGAAGGAAGTTATTTTCTTATACTTAGGCATAGCGATGTCCATCCTTATCAAATAAGTCTTTAGCTTTTCGTTCGGGCATTACACTCATCTTACCCCTGTCGGAACCATCAAACCAAACGACATGCTTAGTCTCCTGACCAAGAAAAACTATAGCGTCAATAGAACTGGTGGTTGGAATATCCCCTGTGTCTATCTCTATTGAGCAATCTTTAATCAGGTTTTCAAAAGCCTTATGATCTATCTTGTCATCTGGTATCCACTTCTTTACGAGGTCATACAAGATATATCCAGGATTGGAGAGAAGTCCAGCCGTGCTTCCTAAACTAACTACTCCACCCTGGGCAGAAACCAACCCTCCTATCCTTTTAATTCCCAGGCTAGGGAAAAGGGCAGCTAAGGTTATTCCTTTCAATACTTCTCTTCTATTCAACATGGCGATCTCCTTTTTCTTACAGATTTATTAATTCGACTTCCTGCCAACAGTATTTGATAAGTTTTTGTTGTAGGGGGCCACTCTAATTCATGACCAATATCTAACATAGTTTTCGTGACATTTACTCCGCAGGCTTCAGGACAAGAGATAACCATAAGGTCTTTGTGCTCCTGTAAAAACTCTACAGAGGTACTGAACAATTGTTTCCTAGCGGTCGGCTGCCAATATAGACAACATTCGACCTGACGCTTACTCCAATTTGGATGGGCTTCCCTCATCCTATCACAATGTGCTGCAAAGTCAAAGATGTTCCAGATCGCCCAGACAGGCTGAGATAAATCAAATAGCTCATTGATCATAGGTACCTGAGGAGGACAGCCTGCCTTCTTACCAAAGTTAGGACAACCTCGACGATGTCCTGGATAAGGTTTAAAGCATAGTTTCCTTACCTGTCGATCGATAGTTATATCAACTTTAGCCCAGTTCATTTGTGACCGCCGCCGTACTTTGTGCGATCCGTCGACACACCAACACGACGAATATGACTAATACCTGCCCGATGCTTACCCATATCATTGGTACGAATACGCAGCTTACACTCAGGGCACTTTCCTCCGATGGGCTTTAAAGCGTCAGCCTTAGCGATAGCTTTAACTTTCTCCCTGTCTCGTTTAGACTGTTTCATAGCCAGCTTCTTTGCTCCAAATTTGTTTTGTTGCTTTGGCATTGCCTTGCTCCTTTCATTAGATTGTGTTCAAAGCCCGCTCACGGTCGAGCTCTTCAAGTTCTTTTTCCATGATAGCTTCCATCTGTTTTATTCGAAGATGACGCAATATGGGTGCCATATTTGGATCTGTGAAAATACGTATGAATGACTGTACCTTTTGCTCTTGAGTCCTGGGAACTAAACTTCTGGACTCAGGAGCACATCCTGAACTAAAATACAGCCCCAAGATTATAAGCACCACTATTATAAGCGTGGCTATCCCTGCTACTGCAGTTTCAAAACTCTGTCTCATTTTCGTCTCCTTCTTCTTCCCACTCGCTACTTATGCCTGTAGCGTCGTTATAAAAGTTAACAAGATCTTGATCTGAGATAACAGGGTCGCCTGTAACCTCGGAGATATCAGCCGCAAGCTCACCTAGTACTGCTAAGTACCACAGATCGTCTGAGGCTAAAACACAATCATTAATACTCTCATCATAACCTCGCTCACTCCATCGATAAGGTATATCGGTCTTTATATTTATCTTAGTGTTCTTGGCCATCAGATTACCTTTGCTTTCTCTCCAGTAAGATGTTGCCAGTTAACTATGGCAGGAGCTACGATCTGTCTGCTTGTTATTCGACCCTCTACTTGAAATACCAGACTCTGGATCTCTCCCAAGTATTTAACAAAGTCAGGGTGTAGCTGACTCTGCTCACAATTTAACATTGCTGCGGCTGTTCTTAACATGAATTCCATTGTCGTGTACCTCCTAGAGGTTTGCCAAAACGAATTCTTAGCTCTATCGCTCCGAGCAATAGAAAGAACCGTAATCGTAGAACCATTAATTTTCTAATCATTATCGTGTGCCACCTGTGTGTCCTAATTTCCTTAACTGTTTGCGGATTTTACGTTTGTCCGCCGGATCTGTCGCCCGCTTTAGTTTCTTAGTCAGCTTGTGTATTTGACTATCTTCTGAGGGTCCATCATCATATACATTATCTTTAAAACCTTGCCATTTATCTATCTTCTTCTTTTTAGAGTATTTCTTTTTCTTAGAATACTTTTTCTTAGCTTTCTTGCTCTTCTTTTCTTTCTTAGACTCTTCCTTTTTTAATAACTTCCACTTATAACCCATCTCTACCATACAATCTGAGCCGAATAGAAGTTCACGTACTTTATCAAGTTTTTGAATAGCCACTGCATAGTAGTCAGCATAATCATGTGGAGATAGGACAGGATTCATTCTGGCCATAATTTCGGATCTAAAGTTTTGTCCTAATAACTCAACTATTTCTTCAACTTCAGAGGGCTTTAATTTTTTTGCGATATCAGAATCTTTAATCATCCGAAGGCTACTCCTTATGGTAGTTGGTAATAAAGTTCGTCGTTACATTCCATACACTTGGGGATATCTTCCATCTGACCATCTATGAATTCTTTTGTCCATCGTAGACTGTTCTTAGCTTTGCAACGATGACAGCGATCTTTCCAGTAGATGGTTGCAGCTGCCCGGATTACTACAACTCCAACACACAAGATTATCAGTAGACCAAAGAATATCACTTCCATTGTGATAGTCACAACGTTTTCAATCATCGGTATCATTTTTCGGTCCTTTCAGAATTCTTGTTGGTCAAAGCACCTGCAAATTATAACAGCAATAAATAGAAGTGCGTATATAGCTAGAGCTCCTATTAAAGCTTGCCACAACCATAGTGGAGGGGTTGGATATCTCTCGGTAAGAACTTCTTTAAACACAAAAAGCAAAGCTCCACCAATAGAAAAGCTCGCTACAATCAAAGCTAATCCAACCATACAAATATCTTCTATTATCCTATTCATCATTACTTCCTTCTTTCTGCCCATCTTTTTCGGGACATGCATGACAGTTAGTATCATCTATCTCCTCATCGATAGGCATTTGTACACACATCACTTCAGGATTGTGAGGACAAGGTTTATTGTACTTTTCATTCTCGTCCTCAGTAGTTCCGAATACTTCACGATATAAACGTTGTGTAAACAGCCAAGCTGCAGAACAGCCAGCATTAATTAGTTTCAACCGTCTCTCAATAGTAAAGAGCCAGATAACGATCACTATGTTAAGCAGAATTTGATACTTCATGAGACTCCTTTCTTTATGATCTCAAGTTCTTTTGCTTGGAACTGCATGATAGGTACTCCTGGAACTTGGACGTAGTAAGGATAAGGATAATCCAACTCAACCTTTATGCCTACAACAACTCCTTCTTCACCTAAGTATTTAGGATGGAGATTGCGTTGATCATTCGCCCCCAGATACATAATCTTTACTTTGTCTTTTATCTTGGGAGTTGGTTTGATTACTAAACTATCAATCCTGGTAATTAACTCAGGAGGAACTACATCATGTCCTATAACAAGCTGAAAACGAAGATCTGTTAATAGCTTAGTTATTTCGTCGGACAGTTGTCCTATCTCTAGCATAGAATCTGCAGTTGTTTCTTCAACAGTTTTAGCCGATTCATCTTTGGCTGACTCATCGAGCACAAATTCAATAAACTCAAGGAGGTCATGATTTGGAATGTTCTGGCAAAGATTAAATCTCATGTTGTGGGTTGAAAGTCGATGTCCCAATCTACTAAATCTGTCCACTATTTGTTTGGCTAGTTCTGTACTCATTTGCCTTACTCCTTTAATAAGTTAGTTCTTCGATTAACGTTCGCCCACTCGGTAAGGTGTAAGTTCGATAATACTTAGTGGGAGTTCTTTGATAAGTACCGATATTTTCAACACAGCCTGATATTAAAAAGCTGAGTAATATAAGTATAAGTAGTTTCTTCATCTTTCGGTAACTCCTCTCCCACCTGATGGTTTCTTGACCTTAACACTAGGTTTCGCGTGGACTAAACTGCTGTAGTCAAATTTCTGACTCTTGGCTCTTCGTCGTTTGGTCATGTTCTTACCACCAATCAGCTTTCCTTTGTTATCGGGATAGTAGCCTTCAACCAATCTTACGTAGTGGTCTCCGAGGCAGTTCTTCATGAACCGTTTAGCCGCAGTAACAGCAATAGACTTATGTTTGTAGCCCCAGTTAGCTCCTCTGGAACGTCCATTGAAACTCCGGCAGATAAAGTCTCCTCTGCTATTCTCCAATACCCAGTAGTGTCTTACCCGGTCTGGATTAGCCGAGATAGACGAGGGCAGAGTCCTCTCTAGTATTCTAAGTACGTAGTTCATTGCTTTCTCCCTAACAGTTTAGTTTTTCAACTTCACATTCTTTAAAACCTTGATCTGATAGTCCACATCCCTTGAAAGAAATGTGGAGGTACATATTACTTCTAGGATGTACACTTACCACTTTTCCTATCTTGCCTTTATATCGAGCATTGATAGGTTTACCATCCGTGACCTTTACATAGTCATCTTTTTTGATTGTGTGTTCCGTCTCCATTAGACAGACTCTCCTTTCAAAAACTTTTCCAGCTTCCCGTTCATTTTATCGCACAGATCTTGGGCTTCTTTACGAGTCTTCTTATACTTCCAGGTCTCGTTACCACCAGATGGCGATTCGGCCTTATAGCAATTAGGATAGGTCCGACAAAGGACAACTCTCCATTGCTTGATAGCCAGCTTTGATAGTGTAGCGTTTTCAGGCATAGCATTGCTTCCTTTATATACCTTAGAAAATGGTTTCTAACTAAACCAGCCAATTATACACTTGGCTAGATTACAGTAAGCCACCTGACCAGAAGGACCCATGGTTTGGTCTTGACCTGTCTTGGCCTGAGTTAGATATACAGCACATTTACTATTACAAGGATAACCTATATGGTTGCAGCACAGTATAGGTTTGCCCTGAGTACCTGCTTCCTTTATTATGTTATTCTCTATTACCACTTTTCTCATGTTTTGCTCCCTTCCAAGGCTCAGTCCAGTAAGCCCAATGAATAGTCTTAAAATCTTCCAAAGCATCTTCATCTGATTCGTATTGATTAGGATGAACTTGCTTTGCGAATTCAATTGCCTTTTTCATAGAGATCTGAACTCGACAGTTACCTCCTGATGGATGAGGTTGCTGAAATTCAAGTACTCTTCCCGCTCTGTCGAGCTTGTCAATATCTTTGGCAGTAAAGCTAAGTGGCTCCCCTCGTTTGGGGGTATCAGTATTTTTGGCAGTATTTTCCATGATACACTTGTTTCCTATATATACTCGTTTTTGCACCATTTTGGTGTCCATCCGTAGTATACCATAAGGGATTAAATATGTCAGGATTTATTTATTTATTTTGTGAGATGAGCGTATATACAGGATATTAGGCTATATAACAGCTTACAATGCAATTGTCCTCTTCCTCTTAGGTCCCCGAAGGAGGTAACTTACCCCCCTATAACTTATTACTATACTGCTCATCATATAATATAAATAAATAAACCAATATAGATATATATATATATAGATATATATAATATAGACTTATGAAGAGAAACAGAGCTTTGATTCTTTTGACCTATTTTAAATGCAATTCTTATAGGATTGAATAAAACCTTCGTACACCTTCGTACGTAAAAACATGGTGTATGTAACTATTTAATTACACGATCTGCCATACGAAGGTTTTTTCCTGACTTATAGAATTACTTCGTTTATAATACGCTAAAGAGGATAACCACTAATAGGACTGAAAATTAAGGAATTTACAAATGCCACCAAAATACAAGAAAAAGAACCCTAAAATAATACGTAAGCTACTTGCAATAGATCCTGGTACTGAAAACCTAGGATGGGCCATATTTAACGTAGGACAGACCCGATACAAGTATATGGACAGTGGAGTATTTCAGATAAAGAACAAAAGCCTTGACTGGATGCAGCGCATGGATATACTCCTAATAGATGTCCATAGCCTTATCAAGGAATACTGTATTGATATAGTAGTAATAGAGGAACCTGCGATCTTTATAGGTACTGAAAAAGGAGAAGGTGCAAATAACTCAGGGTCCGTTCTTAAACTGACCGCTGTAGTGCATAGCATAAGGATGGGAGCTAAAAGGATGGGTTGTAAGGTCCATCTATTGGGGGTACGTAAGTGGAAAGGGAACACCAAAAAGGAAGACACACAGAGACGTATTAAACGTACCTTCGGGATAACAATTACCCAACCCGACCAGGCTGATGCAGTAGGAGTAGGCCGATATTTCCTGATGAATCTCAACAAGTAACGAGATTACCAAATAAATTCCCTGTTGTGCCTATACCATAGGCTACCATACCATGGACACACCATATCCAATACCGTAGAATTAGTGCGGAATATACCTGCTAAAGTGCTGCTTGTCGTATATATTATGCTTGTAAAGAACTCGAGGATAAGCGCAGAAGGGTTCTAAGGTCGCAGAAGGATTTGGGTAATTAAAAAGTTAAGAGGTTGTATTAGGGGACCATTTATTCATTTTGTATTAAGTGCTGCTCGAACTAAGATCAGTAGCTAGAGCAAAAACATAAATCGAATGTTTGATGGTCCCATGATATTACTTCTTAACTTTATTTTTAAAGGTATGGGATATGCCTCCGAAGTACAAACCAAAAAGCAAGTATAGCAAGAAGACCTTCAAGAAGGAAGTGTTCACAGATAGCACTCCAGAAAGGGATCATCTTGGACATATCATGCCAGGACATTGTCTTAATGCTAAAGGTCGTCCTAAGGGGAGTAAAAACAAATACTCCATCAAGGAATTAATGGAAGCTATCAAAGAGGTTGAAGTAGAGAAGGGTGAATCTTTGCTTTCAACCTTTGTTAAAAAAGGATATGAGGATAAAACAGTGATGATCGCTTTGATGAAGAAACTCCTGCCAGACCTTAAATCAATTGAAGGTGTTATGGCTAATTTTGAAGCTTCTATGGAAGATGAAGTCGCAAAGGCCATTCAAGAGGAATTATTGGAGCGTTACAAATAATGCTTATTGAAACCGTACATCATGATTTTATTGCTGGCTATGTTGTCAATGAACATATCGATTGGACTGATGCTACTCAGAATCTTCGTACAGACGGAAGTGGTTGTTTTGTTGGAGCGGAAGAAATTATAGATTATTCATTTGATGATGCTGATGCTTGGTCATTCGCAGCACCATGGTCGGTGTCCGGTGGGCAAGCAAGTATTACTGCAACTGGTAACGAACAAACGTTACAACCAGACCCATCAGTACCAATAATTGCAGGCAGAAGATATTCTGCAAAAATTATAATCTCTTCACTAACAACAGGTACGACAGGAAACTTACGATTGAGAGTGGGCGGAACTTCTCTTGGACAATTCAAAAGTCCTGGAACTTATTTTGTAAATGAGGTAGCTGGTTCCACAACTAATCCCCAACTACAAGCAACTCGTGCACTTGATTCTTGTAGTGCCGTTATAGATAGTTTGGAAATAAGATTAATGCCTGATAATACTTCAATGGTTGGAGATTTAAGAATATGGAATGACTTAGAAGTTGGTGGTGATGTTGATATGGCAGGTGCTGATGTAGTAATTAAAACTCTTACCATTAATCAACCAGACGCATCAAATATTTCTGCTTCTTGTTTGGAAGTTAATTGTGGAAGTTCTACATCAGCTCCGAGTGGGCAGGGTGGAGGCGTAACAATAGTAACCGGCGATGGATCAATTCCAATAGTAGGTAGTTATGGACCAGGTGGCGATATGGATATAACTTTAGGTAACAGGGGAGGAGTCACTGCTTTGTATGGTAGATTCTTAATTAGTGACCACAGTGCTAATAGTCTTATGACAATAGGTAAGGATGAGATTTCTTTCAATGATGATTCTCAAGATATTGACTTCAGAGTAGAAACAAATGGTGATGCTAATGCACTTGTAGTCAATGCTGGTGCAAATAGAGTTCAATTTGGTGTGGATATAGAACTTGGTGAAGGAGACAATATTATATTTGGAACTTCAACGGGAGGAAGAGTAGGACTCAATTCGTCTAATAAATTATCGTTTTGGGGAGTGACTCCTATTGTACAACAAGTCCTTGCCACAGGTGGTGGAGCAACGGTTGACAACGTTATAACTGCGCTACAAAATATGGGACTAGTCAGGCAGTCAGCATAACAAAGGAAATGATATGACTATAGAACGGATAGATGACAACACGGTAAGAGAAACAAAGGACATAGCTAAGGCAGATGTTCAAACTGAACTATCTAAGCTTAACGCTAGGATATTATCTTTGAAAGCAGCCATAGATAAAAGATTCCAGGATAGAAGGACTTCTCTAATATCGCTTCTTAGAGAATTCGATAAATAATCTTAAGGGAATATGCTAATGGCGAAGAAGAAAAAGAAAACTGAGAATCCTTTAAAAAAGAAACTGACAAAGCTACAATTGGCTGGTAATGATCTTTTCAAAAAACGTGAGACCCTTATCTTAGATCTTAACCGGACCAAGACCGCTTTACAGTTAAACCTTAATCAGCAGCATAAGGTAGAGGAAGAAATTAAGAATGGCTAATGAGCTAGAAATTGTAGTCGTATATCCAGTATCAGGATTAGCGACAGTTACTGCTGCTATCTACAAACCTGACTTGACCATCAGAGATAGTCAGACTGCAGTTGCTCTTAGCGATACGGATCACCTTAATCTTTATGCTAATCTTGGATCTATCACTATAGAACCAGGTGATGTAATCAAACCTGCTGTTGCTGGAGTTAACTTTGGAAATGGTAGTATCTATAAGGAAGCTGAGAACATTATATGGGATGCTCCTCTTACTGCCTCAACTCATAATATACCGACCTCTGCTGGAAGAAGGTTACGGACTGTAGCCGCTCATGTTATTAGAAATGAACTTGCACGTGGTCCGGGCACTGGTAACAATCAAATTCAATTCGATGTTGATGCTTCTGCAGTTAATGGTGCTTATGATCCTGGTAGAGTATGTATTATCGCAGGAACAGGTAAAGGTCAAAGTAGATTAATATATCAATACAATGGTACAAATAAAACTGCAACGGTTGATCGCAATTGGAAGGTCAATCCCGCCGATGACAGTGAATTTATTATTATAAGTGACCCTGGTAGAGAGCACGTTAATGAAGGTCTTGCTCAAGGGGGAACTGCTACTACTATAACACTTAATGCGTTAGCTTCAGATCAAGATGATGTGTATCGAAACCAAATGGTATTCATTCGCTCTGGTACTGGGGAAGATCAAGTTAAGAGAATTATTGGTTACAATGGAACAACTAAAGTAGCAACTTTACCTGCTGATGATGATTGGGATATTGTACCAGACACAACTTCTGCTTATGTTATGCTTCCTATGGTCTGTGTTGAAACTCAAGCCATTAAGGGAACTGAGCTTACTGAGAAGACAGGTCAGAACTTTGAAACCTTTTTTAATAATGGTGGCCGAACAAGCGAATTGATAATGGACTTACTTAATGCTAACAAGATAATCAACATTGACACTACTCCTTGGCAGTTAGAGTATAAGCATAAGACAACGGGAGATATCCTGCTCATTCAGAAGATGACTAATACTGAGTCCGAAAATATACGTAGCATCAATAATGTACTTGGAGGTCTTACTGCTCCGTAATGTTAACGACTACCCAGATAAAGTGGCTAGGACCTAAACTAGCTTTATATAAACCATTGGAAGATGATACCACACAGAGTGACTTCCATAAGTCGAACGCTGACATTAAGTGGTTCTTTGGCGGAAACCAGTCTGGTAAGACTCATACTAATATGATCGATCTTGCTCAGGTTGTTTTAAACATTCATCCTTATAAGAATATTCGTAAAGGAACACACTGGTGTTGTATTGAATCCTGGGAACAGGTCCGAGATATTCTCTGGGCTGATAACCTAGAGCAACTTATTCCTAAACATCATATTGCTAATATAGTTTATGGTCAAGATAAGGTACCTAGAAAAGTCTTCTTAAAGAATGGTCACAAGATCGAGTTCAAAGCTTTTAATCAAGGCCGTGAACTATTCCAGGGTAGAGCAATTGACTCCTGTTACTGTGATGAACAATGCCATCATGATTTTGTTGGTATATTCGACGAGATCCAAGCAAGGCTATTAGTCAAAGAAGGATATATCTCTTGGTCTATGACGCCTGTTCTGCCACAATCTGAACTAGAAGAACGAATCGAAGATCTGCCTGACACAGATGAGGTGTTCTATGCTAATCTGAACTCTAACCGAAAAAGCCGAGGCGGTTATATCGCAGATGCTAGAATAGATAAGCTTATCGCTGGTTGGCCTGCCGAAACACAGACAACTAGAATCGAAGGTAAGTTCGCATCCTTCCATGGTGCAGTGTACAGTACCTTTAGTAGATCGGTCCATGTTATCAAGCCATTTGAGATTCCTGAGGGTTGGGGTTTGTACAGGGGATTTGACTTTGGCTTTACTAATCCATTCTGTTGTCTATGGATGGCGAAGGATAAGGACGAGAACTGGTACGTCTTCCGTGAGTACTACCAAGCCAGAACTGGTATTCAAGAACATATCATTAACGTTAAACGTCTCAGTGGTAAAGAGCAGTATCTAGCTAACTGGGCAGATCCTGAGAATGCAGAGAACAGGTCTGACATGAGGAAGGCGGGCATTCCGACTAGGTGTGCTCATAAAGATATCGCTCGTGGTATTGAGCTGGTACAATCTAAGCTAAAGGTTAAAGAGAATAAAAAGCCGAGCCTGTACATTTTCAACACTTGTAGAAATACCTGTCGTGAGTTTCCTTCTTATCATTATCCTAAGGGAACTAACAAAAGAAACCCTGCTGATATTCCGGTAGGGAAAGATGACCATACTCTGGACGTTACCAGATATGTTATATACTCAACTGATGGTAAGAGAAAGAAAGGCAGTGTAATAGCTGCATAGAAAGGAGAGTTGCAATGAGTGCTAAGAATGTTAACATAGCAGTAATGTTAAAAAATGGCCAACAAATTATGATGGGCTTCGATGAACTATCTGCTCCAAAGATGGCAAGAAAAATGCGGGAGGATATTTGGGGTCCCAATCCAATCAAGTCTTTCTGTGCTCAAGATTATGTAGAAAATAAAGATCCAAACGCATATATGGTGGTTGATACTGAAATGATTCTCTTGGTTACTATCATCGAGCCGAAGAGTCAGATCGATGTACCAACAAAACCGAAACTGTACACAGGACATGGACAGCAAGAAGCTTAGGTCATGGTTATAGCTTATTACTTAGACAGTCAAAAAGTTAAGAACCACTCAGTACTTATCTTTTGCCCTGGTTGTAAAACTGGACATGCTTTTGATTTAAGCAGATGGAAATTTAATGGAGATTTGGAAAACCCAACCTTCACTCCATCAATGCTTGTTAATAAGGATGATCCTAAAAGCAGGTGTCACAGTTTTGTTAAAGATGGTAAGATACAATTTTTGAATGATTGTTTTCATGAACTAAAAGGACAGACGGTTCCCTTAGAGGATATTGATAATGGCTAAATCAAAAAAGAAAATAGAAAAGTCTATTCTTCCTGATATACCAAAGGGCAAGGTATTTATCCAGACTGACAAAGGAGTCTTTCCATACGAGGTTCTTAAGTCTGCTGAGATAGAGGTGAATGATACTAACTCTAAACAGCTTAAACAGAAGCAGACCTGGATGGCGAGCAATCAATTAGTTCCTCCTCCTTATCGGCCAGAAGTGTTGCTCAACTTGTATGAATCCAACTCTATCCTATATAGATGCGTCAATCAATTAGCTATTGACGTAGCAGGACTGGGCTGGAATATAACTTTGAAGGAAGGTAAGTCAGAGAGCAAGACTGAGCTCGCTAGGATAAATGAGTTCCTGACCAAACCTAACGAGGAAGAAGCTTTACGCACTATCCTTAATAAGCTTCTAATCGACTGGGGTTCGATGGGCTGGTTTGGTTTAGAAATAGTTAAGAACAAGAAGGGCGAGGTAGCTGAGATCTATCAAGTTCCTGCTCAGACTCTTCGAGTTCATATCTCTAATCGAAAGTATGTCCAGGTTCGAGGCCAGAAGAAGGTATGGTTCAAGAAGTTTGGATCTAAAAAGGACATAGCCTGGAAAGATGGTAAGGACAAAGGTAAAGAAGGAAAAGGTTTAAGCTTCAGAACTAAGGCTAATGAGATGATCTTCTTTAAGAAGTATTACCCTAAGTCTGATTACTATGGAGTGCCTAATTCAATAGCTGCTACTGGCGATATAATGGCTATGATCGGTTTACGAGATTACAACCTAGCTTTCTTTGAAAACTATGGAGTACCCTCTGCCATCATCGTTCTTGAAGGTGAGTGGGAAGAGGGCTCTGATAAGACTGTCACTGAATTCTTGAACGCTAATCTGAAAGGTGCTGAGAACGGACACAAGTCGTTGGTTATTACTCAGCCTGATAACTGTAAGTTCCATTACACTCCTTTAGGTAAGGAGGTAAAGGAGGCCAGCTTCAAGTTATACGAACAAACTAGACGAGAACACATTCTTATCTCTTTCTCGATGCCACCTGAAAGGATAGGTGTCAGAATTGTTGGTAAGCTTGGAGGTAACGTCGCAGAAGAAGCTAACAAGATCTATGTTCAGTCTGTAGTTAAACCGCTACAGCTTGATCTGTCTGACATAATGAACAAGCTCATTGGTTCAGATGTGTATACATTCCAATTCAACGAGATTGACACTAGAGACCATGATGCTGAGGTTGAACGAACAAACAAGCAAATTCAAAATGGTACGCTAACTCCTAACGAGGCTAGAGTTGAATTAGGTCTTCCTGCTTATTCAGGAGGAGACAAGTTCTATATGGGAACTAGCTTCGTTGAGGTTGGAGAACCAGATGAACCGTTGGGCGAACCAGAACTTGAAGAAGAAAGTGGGGAAGAAGAAAATGAATAGAAAAGGTATTGTTGCAAAAGAACTAGTAGTTTATTTAGTAGTGCTTGTTTTGGGTTTGCTCCTGGTAGGATGTGTCGAAGAGTCTTTTGTTGTAGGATTCGGAACTGGCGTAGCTGCTATGAAGGAAATGTCTGATAATGCACAAGGAGAATTTATCGAAGCAGTAAATGAACTTAACGTTGAGACCGCCAGGCTAAAGGAAGGTGTGGCTAATATTGATGGTGTTATAACAGTCAAACCTAAAGTGGTTGAAAAGATCGAAGAACTAAAGGGCCGTGAAAAAGATCCTGTGACTTGGATAGCTCTTGGTTCCATTCTCGGTAATGCTATTATGGGTGGTCGTGCTTCTAAGAAAGGTAACTAAAGATGAGCAAATTAACTTTTGAAAAACTTGAAGGTTATAAGTATAGGGTCAAAGAGGTTCAAGATCATACACTTCCAGGATTTGACTTGGGCCTGGAATATCAACATGAGTATTTCTTTTTACGTAAGAGCAAGTTAGCTATTAAGAAAGGTTATGCTTGGGATGGCGCAAGCGGTCCAACTTGGGATGATAAAACAAATTATCGTGGTTCATTAGTACATGATGTTCTTTATCAAGTGTTAAGGGAAAGTCCTCTTACTGACTCAACTCGAAGTATGTTTAGAGCTATGGCCGATAAATATCTTATCGAGCTTTGTCTTGAAGATGGAATGAGTAAACTAAGAGCTAAACTTTGGTATTTCTTTATCCGTAGATTTGGTAAGAAAGCTTCGCTTCCTGGGAATGATCATCGTGGAAAGGTTATTAGAGTATAATGCAAACCTGTATAAGAAAATTTAATGCTCTGCACAATACGTTGTATAGATTATCTAAGCGTAATCAGGTTATCTATACGGAAACGATACAGAGATGGTTTGCGTTTACTATCAAGGAGATCAATACTACCCTTCGTAATAAATTCCAGAAGGATGTTACTGGTAATGTCATAGACTGGGAGTTCCTTCAAGATGGTGGAGAAGAGATTGTCAGACCTACGACATTGCAGATCATGAACTCTGGTGGTAAAGAAGCTTATAAAATGTTCGAGGTACAGGGTAGTTTTGATATACTTAATCCTGAGTCAGTAAAGGCTGCTAACAAGTTTACGGCCGAGATGGTTAGAGAGGTAAACGGTGAAACTAAGAAAGGTGTTCGCACTTACATTAGTCAGGGTATTAAAGATGGTAAATCGATGGATAAAATTTCCAGGGAGCTTCGACCTATAGTTGGACTGACTGGAAGACAGACCGAATCCGTCATTAACTTTCGTGAAAGGCTTAGTGATAAAGAGAAGTTTCCTAACCTTACTGCAAAGGATATAGACAAGAGGACAGATCGATATGCAGCTAAGACTCATCGCCAAAGAACTCAGTCTATTGCTCGAACTGAAACAGCTAGAGCTCAGAATATTGGTTATTCCAAAGGGATGGAAGATCTTGGAGTAAAGGAATTAGAATTCAGTATATTTGATGATGCTGAAACTTCTTCTGAGTGCCGAGAGTTAGATGGTAATGCTTATCCTCCAAAAGAAGCTGCCACTCTTATACCAGTACATCCTAACTGTCGATGTGTTATGCTACCCGTTATAAACGATAAAGCAATACAGGCTAGTTCTCCACCTAAGGCCGTGAGAGCAGATCATGTTGGAGGACTGTTAAAGAAGTTAGGAAAGGAAACAGATCCGGCAGAGAAGAGAAAAATACGAAGGGCATTAAGGAAGCTTGGCCATGTTGGAGGTTCACAGAGAACTGCCCCTGCCAGAGCAACTGTCAAACCTGCCTCGACGGCTAAACCGCTAAGCTCTAAGAATATTAATCTGAAGGGAATGGACCCTGTATTCAAAGATCAAGTTGAAGAAGAGCTAAACTTCTTGGCCAGTCAATATCCAAAGACCAAAGGTAAGTTCAGAGCTGGTATGGGTAATAACAAGGTTATGCGCAAACTTGATGGTGGAGATGGAGACTCGATGGGTATAGTTACGGACCTGCCCAAAGGAAAGTCCCAAATAACCTTTAGTTCAAAGTGGTTCGGATCAAAAGCTAAGTTCGATATGGAAGATGTTGCTAAGGTCTTACATAAAAAGAAATGGTGGGCTTCAAAGACACCTGTCGACTTATCCACTCATGAGTTTGGTCATGTATTAGAGAGGACCTTACCTAAAGCTACTCAAAGAAAACTGTTTGATTACTGGATGCTGAAGATGAACAAGACGGCTGTCAAAAAACAAATAGGAAAGTATGCTGCAGAGAGTAGCCACGAGTTATTCGCTGAGGCTTTTGTTCAGTTTCGCACAGGTAGACTTTCAAAAGAAGCGGCCAAGGTTATGAGAATAGCGGGGATCAAATAATGAAACTACGAAATGTACAATGTGTTCTGTGCGAACGTTTTAATGGTGACTATAATAAACCTACCTGTGAAGCTTTTCCGGACGGTATTCCTGAAGAGATATGGAATGGAGTTATCAGTCATAATAAAACCTTCAGAGAAGAGAAACTATTATTTAAACCACTAGAGGAGATATTAGTATGACACCTACACAAGCTATTCAAAAGAATATTGGATTTGGTTTCAAACTGTTGATTGAGCTAGTGGTTATTATCTTTGCTGTAGGTATAGCTTGGGCTACTCTGTCTGGTGATGTGAAACGAAATAAAGAAGTGGTTGATGAAGTTAAGGTTGATCAAAAAGCTACTGACCAAAAAGTTAGTAGTATTCAAGGTGATATAAAATCGATTAATACCAAGATAGGTACGATCGACGATAACATTAAGGAAATTAAGGAAAGCGTGAAAAAATGAGAATAGAAGAAGTTACCAAAATCAAATTGACTAAGTCAAAAGATAAAGAGTTACTTATTCTCAAGCTTCGATTCACTCAGCTGTGGGATAAGAATTTCGAAGGCAATGACGTTGCAGTTGTTGGTAGTCTTGATCGAAGTACTTTTCTTAAGAACTACCGTCTCTGCTTAACTGAAATGAACTCCAGAGATATTACGAAAAGCACGAGCAAGATTGACAAGGCTGTATTCAAAAAGGTCATGACAGCTAGAACATTCGGGCTGGATGTGACAGACCTGGAAGATATTGTTGTTATTAAAGACTATATGTCCCTACCAGCAGAAGGAGCCACTATGCAAAAAGCTATTCAGGTGGTTGAAGAATTTACACCTGAGACAATAACTGATGTGGTTGTTTCAAAGTGCGAAGTTTCTTACATTCCTTTGTACGATTTGGTATTAAAAGCTAAAACTAAAACGGCAATTGTAGAAGTTGAAAAGGTGGCTCCTAAGAAACGTAAGAAGATGTGGGCTAAGAAATATATCGAGGCATTGCCCGATGAAGCTTTCTTGTATATTACTAAACGGGGGATGTCTGGAATGAAAAGATATTTCCCTTATATGAATAAAGATAATGCTGTAGATATAGATCGACTGGAAAGTATTTTACCCGAGATAAGTAAAAGCAAACTATCTGAGACCATAAAGAAAAAGGTTCAGAAGAATGCCGAGAAGCTTATCGAGGATATTAAGAACGAATTAGTATTTGAGAAGGACGTGTCTGTTTATCTTTTTGATAAAGCAGATAAGGATGAACAAGTTGTTTATGGTGTAGTGTATGAACCAGACGAGGAGGACGCTCAAGGTGACATAGCCAATGAGGTCGAGATTCGAAAGGCTGCATACGGATTTATGGAAAAGGTGCAGTCGTTCAAGGTGATGCACAAAGGTAAGAAAGTCAAGGTAAAAGTATTGGAAAGCTATATAGCTCCCACAGATTTTGAAATGGCTTCGCAGACTATCAAGAAAGGTTCATGGGTAATGGCCGTTAGAGTTCTTGATAAGAAAATTTGGAAGGCCATAAAAGATGGAGATCTGACTGGGTTCTCAATGGCTGGTTATGCTAAAACGTCATAGGAGATAATAATGGCCGAGATAACTAAAAAAGCACGTGAATTAACTGACCTAGATATACAAGAGGTTTCTCTCGTAGATAAAGCTGCGAACAATAAGAAGTTCTTATTCTTCAAAGCTGCTGGCGAAGATAAACCTGCAGGAAGTAAATCTAAGAAGTTAAAAAAGAAAATTAACATGGTGATAGATACGGACGGAACAATCGGTGGAACAAAGATATCGGTTAATAAGGAAGAGCTTAAAAATCTTCGAGATTTCTCCATGTATTATTATGGAGATGGCGACGATTCAAGAGCTGTATCAATTTCTTATTCCAAATTTGTCGAAGGCGATGATGGCTTTAGCCGTTCCGAAACTTTCTATCTAAGTAAAGGAGATTCAAAAATGAAGGTAAACAAGGACATTGAAAAAGCATTACAGGACTATTTCGGTGAAGATATTACTATCGACTTCGAAAAGGTTGCAGAGGTCGGTGAGATCACTAAGGCGTTAGGTACTATCAACGAATATCGCGGAGATTTTCCGGATGATTTGAGAGGTGCTGTCAGACTTATTGCCAAGCAGGCTGTCCAGTTTGTACCTGGAACAGTTGCAGAAGAAGGTAACGAGCATGTTGCAAAAGCTGGTGCCAAGCTTTCAAAGGACACCATGAAAAAGATCACTGACGCTTTGAACACACTCAAGTCGTTGGTTCCTTCTTTGAAGGAAAAGGCTGATGATGCCGAAGATGATCCTTTGGCTAAAGCCCTTGCTGGTATCAGCAAACAGCTTGAAGGACTGGGAGCAGAAGGCGAAGCAGCGACTGGTGATGATGCTCTTGCCAAGACGCTCGAAGGTATTACTAAACAGCTTGCTAAGCTTGAAGGTAAGAGCGAAGGCGAAGGTGAAGATACCGATCTTGCTAAGAGCCTGAAAGCTATCGGTAAACGTCTGGCAACTATCGAGAAGGAAACTGGCGTCAAGAAGAGTATCACTGACCAGGATGATAACGATGACGACGAAGAAGGAATCGAGAAGAGCGATACCAAGTGGCCATCCTTCCAGGTCTAACATAAGTTAGTTAGTAAATTAACAAGTTAACAAGTTAAAATCTAGTTAAGTTTAGATAACAAAGGAGATTTATAATGGGAAGATCGAATAGAACAATGTTAAGCAAGAAAGAGCAGATCACGAAGATGATTAGTCTTCCGAATATCGACCTTGCAGCAGAAGAGGCTGATCGATTTCTGGACTACATCGTTGATGAGTCTGTCATGAAGGGTAAAGCTCGGATTGTCAAGATGAATAAAGAAACCAAGAATATCCGTGCCCTTGGTTTGGGTACCGGTGCATTCTTGCATCCGGGAGCCACGTTCAGCCAGGCTGATTATCTGAAGACTTTGTCTCAGAACAATATCCAGCTGGTTAGCAAAAAGGTTCGAGGCTGTGTCGCAATCTTTGATGATGACCTTGAAGATAACATCGAAGGCGATCAATTTGTTGACCATATCATGCAGATGGTTGCCAAACAGATCGCTAATGAACTGGATATTGCGTATTGGACAGGTGATACTGGTTCAGGTAACGCTTATGGTGATACCGATATTCGTAGCTTGTGGGATGGCTGGCGTTATCGTATTGCTAACGGTGATACTGATGGCGATGCATTCTTCAACGATGTTTCTGGTGGATCATTTGTGCTAGACGCTACAGATGATGATACCTTCACTCTTGAAGGCGGAAAAGTCGCGATGGTATCGAACTCAGCTCCATACAACTGGGACTTTAAGTATAACAAGATTCTTCAGACGTTACCTTCGAAGTACAAAACTGTCGGTCTGAAAAATCTAAGCTTCTACAACAACGACAATGTTACTCAGAACTATGTTGAAGCACTTAGTGCTCGCAACACTCAGCTGGGTGACGCTGCTTTGTTACAGGGCGACATGATGCAGTATGGTATGGTGCCAATCGTATCGGCTCCTAACATGCCTATTACAATGGATGGCGGCGCTCAGGCAACTGAAGCCTCCAGCGGTGGAGCATATACAGACGTTCTGCTTACTCCGAACAATAACTTGATCATTGGTATGCAGCGCGATATCAAGATCGAGTCTCAGAGGATGGCAGCCGATGAGGCTACTTATTGGTTCTATAGCATGAGAGCCGATGTTGCTATCGAAAACATTAACGCCTGTGTACTTGCTAGAAAGCTTCTCACAGCGGGATCGATGATTTCTGCTAACAATTAACAGTAAGTTTTAAAAACCCAAACTAATAAAGGAGTAGTCTTATGACTAAGAAAAAGAAAAAAACTGCAAAGAAGAAGGTTTCTAAGCAGTCATATAAGATCACGAACTATATGAACACCAAGTCAGTCTACGTAGATGGACAAACTTGGGAGGTTCCTAAGAATGGTTCGATCACAACTGACAGCAAAGAAGTTGCTGACGAGTTTGATAAGATCTTCGGTGTAGACATCAAGGTCATAGGAAAGTCAGTTACGAAGACTTCCAAAAAGAAGGTTTATAAAAAGGTCGCCAAGAAGAAGGTGTCCAAAAAGAAAAAAACTTCTAAGAAGAAGTTCTCAAAGAAAAAGAAACGCAGTAAAAAAAGTTAATAAAATGTAAAAGTCAAAGGAGACTGAAATGCCAAAAAGAGATTTAGCCAATATGGATGGAGATATGTTTTCGCCAATAGGGAAACTTCTCCAGCAAGCGTTTGCACATGGTATCGATAATGATATCGTACAGGGTGGTCTGTTAGTCGGGCAGACCGAGCTTCAAAGTGTCTACGCTCAAAGCGTAACGCAGAATTGTGTTTTGGGTTCAAAGTTAGTCGAGAAAGAATCCGGTAGGGAATTTCATTACTCCCGTGCTGGTGCGGTTGCTCTTGGCAAAGCTTTGATGACGCAGTCACCAGCTGAAGTTTCTAACTATATCGATGAAGTTCAAACAGCGTATGGATGGTCTGCTGGAGATACTTCTGGTACGGTGCTCATCACTACCGGAGCTACACCAGCTGCAAACTTATTCGCCGATGGATGGATGGTTTGTAACAAAGGTGCAGGACTGGGACAGGCTTTCCCAATTCTGACTAGTGGATCACATGCAACCATCATTGAGATTGCTTTGAAAAGCGGATTCTCAGTTCAAACAGCCATCGCTGCAGCTTCAGAGATTACTTTAGTTATGAGCCCGTTCAGGAATACGATCGTTGCTCCGGTAACCACACTTACCGCTCCGCCAGCAGGTGTTCCGTTGCTCGCAGTTACTGCAGAGTATTACTTCTGGGCACAGACAAAAGGTCCAGCTGCTATGACGGTTGATAGTGGTGATACCATTACAATTGGTGAGCCTGTTGGTTCACCTGGCACAAATGGTGTTGCTGGTACAGTTGGTGTTGCTACTACCCTTGAAGGTCATTACGGTAAAGCTATGTCAATTGCAACTGGCGATGAAACTTGTCTTATTAACCTTGATCTTGGTTACTAAGGTATAACTAAAATCGTTGTTTAGATTGAAAGGAAAATAGTTATGCCAAAGACAAATCCAAGCGACATAAGCACAGCGGTTAATACTCCGTTGTCAACGCTAGTACACGGGCTGTTTAATTACGGCATAGATGGCAACATTATTTCCGGTGGTATGTTTGTGAATGCTGCACCAAACGTTTATGAAGAAAGCATTGATCAACTTGCTTTGATCGGCTCGAAACTGCGTATGGTTGACGGTACAGAATTTCATTATTGCAAAGCTGGTGCTGCAGGTATTGGCATTGCAAAGATGGCACAGGCAGAAGCCGTCACATCAGACTGGACTGAAGAAGTACAGACTGCTTTCGGTTTACTTGCAGGAGTAGAAAGCGGAACAGTTTTGATAACTGGAACTGCACCAGTAGCAAACGAATGGGCTGAAGGTTGGTTACTCTGTAGCAAAGGAGCTGGCATAGGTCAGCGTTATCGTATTCAAACGAATACTTCTCACGCTACAGAACCGTTCGTTACTTTGTACGATGCGGTCATCACTGAGATTGCAGCAGCTTCAGAAATTTCAATTATCAAATCCAATTTCATGGATACGATCGTGGTTGATAAAACCGCAGGACTAACCGCTCATGCAATTGGTGTTCCGCTAATTGATATTACCGCATCTTATTATTATTGGAGTCAGACAAAAGGTCCGGCTGCACTAATTGTAGATACCGGCGATTCAGTTTCAGTTGGATTCCCAGTAACGCATCCAGCCACTGCTGCAGTAGACGGCACGTGTGGCCCTTGCGTCACTTTGGAAAATCGTTACGGTGATGTCATGTGGGTTGGTGACGCTGATGAACCATGTATTGTTAACCTTGATTTGGGATTGTAAGTTTTCCCAACTGTTTAGAATTATAAAGGAGATTTAAAATGTCAGATGATGTTAGAATATTAGGTAGTGAAGGGAACTTGGCTAACGTCAATGCCCGCGGTCAGGTGCTTTCACGAGCGGTGGTACAATCTGCAATCGCTGAAGCATCCCTGTTAGGCGATGCGTATGCATGGACAGCGGTCAACGCTGACATCGACGCCGGAGATACTGCTCTTCTGGTAGCCAATACTTCAGACAGTAGAAACCTTGTTATCTCAAGAGCGTATCTGTGGACCGATACCGCTTGTCAGATCAAGGTGCATCTACCTGCTGTGGTAACGTGGGCCGGAACTGCGTTGGTTGGTAAAAACCTCAACACAGCTTTTGGTGATGCAGCTGCTGCAATTGCTAAAGCTGACGAATCTGCTAATGTGTTTGTTGCAGCGAACACGATCGAGACTGTATACAGTCCGGTTGCTGTTAACGCACAAGTAACAACGGCATTTGCTGCTCCAATTGATTTCCATGATGCAGTAATTCTTGGAACCAACGGAGCTATCGCAGTAGATTTGATTACCGAAGTTGGAGCCTTCGAAGTTACTATCGTTGGTTACTATGTTGACAGGTAAAGATAAAGGTTAGATACCCGCTAGGGAGAATTGGAAACGATTCTTCCTAGCATTTTGCTAAGGAGAAACAAATGCTGTCCTATAAAGAATTGCAAAATAAAGCCAAAAGACTTAATGTTAAAGCCAGTGGAAGTTACATAGCGATATCAGCTCGAATTCGTGAAGCAGGAATCGCCTTTGAAACTTACGCCGACCACGATGCACACGCTCCCCAGAAAACTGTACCTAAAGTAGAACCAACGAACAAACTTGGAAAAACAAAGGCACAGGTTAAGAAAGATAATGAAGCTGCAGCAGGTCTAATGGCTTGTGGGAGGATTTAAAAAATGTCGGCAGAAGGAAACTACATAACAGATTCGGACGTGGATAACTGGCCAACTAGTTATACAGATCCAGATAAGCTTGTTGTCATAGAACTAGTCGAGGAGATGATTGAGAAGCTTACTCGTGACTGCTTCTATGCTAAGGCGTTTAGTGTGGTGAAGAATGGTACCGGTAAATCTCGTCTATGGCTACAGCAGAATCCAGATATCCTGAGTGTAACGGAAGTTAAACTTAACGAAGTGGTTGTTCAGGATAACCTGTATGCTTTTGATAAGAGCAGCATATTCCAAGCAGCATTAGTTACTGCTCAAACACAAGCCATCGAGGGTATTACTTTGGCTGGTAGCGATCCGGTTCAGGTAAATGCAACAGCCCATGGTTTTATTACTGGACAGGTTGCTCGGTTAATCTCAATGGTAGGAGTTACACCAGATCTTGCTGGGGACTATGGAGTAGTTAAGCTAGATAATGATGCGCTTTCTTTGAATGGGACAGACAGCAGCGACTATTCTGGTGTCTTTGTTTCAGGGAATCTTATATTCGCTTCATTATCAGAACTAGTTTATCAGACTGGGCAACGAGGCGGACTCTTCCCAAAGGGAACAATGAATGTCTCAGTCACTGGTACCTATGGATGGGTTACTACTCCCAGGGCTATACAACAAGCTGCAGTAATCATGGCCAGATTCGAGAATGATGGAACTCTCTATACTAAGTATGATGATCTGGTTTCTGATAAACTTGGAGATGCTACCGCTAACCGTGGTCAGAAAACTTATCTTACGGGTATTCATGAGGCCGACCGATTGATTAGAAGATATATCAGAAAGAAGAGTTTGATCAATGCAGTATAAATCTAAAATCAATATACTCAGACCCGCCAGAGTACCCGACGGTCAAGGTGGATGGACTAAGGTTCATAACGTCATTAATCAAGATGTACCTTGTCGTATTAACTGGAAGAAAGGGACTGAGAAAATATTCTTTGGTAAAAACTCTTACTTCAGAGATGCCGTGATCTATTGTAGTAAGATCGACATTATCAACGAAGACATGATTGAGTACGATGGAACTAGATACGAAGTTGTAGATGTTGCAAATCCTGACGAGGTTAATCGTTATATGATTTTGACGGTAAGAAAGGTTGGTGGAGTGACATGACTGAGAACGAGGAAGAACAAGTAAAAGAAAAAGCTGAGAAATTAGTGTTAGAGAAAAGAAAAAAACTTCAAGAACTACATCAACAACTTATTACTTTTAGAGGTGAGTTAAATGAGTTAGAAAAAACTCTTAGCCGTATAAATAACGAAAGTATTATGCTACATAACGACATCGAGGATATGCTGGATGGCTAAAATTATGGATAACACAGATAAGGTTATGGCCGAGATAGAAAGAAAAAGCCAGGAGAAGCTAGAGACAGCTGCCTTGATGGTAGAACGTACTGCTAAACAATTAGCTCCTGTAGAGACGGGAACGCTGAGACGTAGTATTACTCACAAGGTTACAAAGAATAAGGCTGTTGTTGGTAGTAACGTAGAGTATGCTCCTCATATAGAGATGGGCACGGTTAAGATGGCAGCTCAACCTTTTCTACGTCCAGCACTGATGGCAAACATGGCTAGGATAAAACGGTTATTTACTAAAGGATAAATAATGAACGAACTGCTTATCGCAATACAAAGTCATTTTTTGACAGACCCATTAAACACGGGTACTCCAAGCTTGACTGCTTTGTACGATACTGAAGCTCCATCGGATGCGGTATTTCCTTATGGAACAGTCTCGATCATTGGAGGATCACCGGACTTTACATTTACTGAAGATTTTGAGAACCCCATTATCCAGTTTAATCTGTTCAGTAAAAAGTCCTCTGGTAAAGAGATAGGAGTTTTGTTTAATCTTTTAAAAGGTGATAAAGATTTGGGCCAGGGATTTGATTTTAAGGACCTGGCCATAACTGGATATGGGGCAGTCAGTATGGTAAGAGGTGAATCTATTCGTACTCGAGTAGAGAAGGTATGGCAATACGAAGTTAACTATTCTTCAACATTCCAGGTGGAATAATTATGAATGAAGTATTCACAGCTATCCATGATCATTTTGAGGAAGATCCTCTGGCTACTAGCGCAACTCACTTAACAGAGTTGTATGATACAGAAGCTCCAGCAGATGCGGTATTTCCTTACGGTGTAGTTTCTATCATCAGTGATGTGCCTGAATTTACGTTTACTGAAGACTTTGAGGATTGTCTAATTCAGTTTAATCTGTTCAGTAAAAAGTCCTCTGGTAAAGAGATAGGAGTTTTGTTTAATCTTTTAAAAGGTGATAAAGATTTGGGCCAGGGATTTGATTATCACGATCTAGTATTTATGGATAACTTTCAACCAGTTTCTTTGGTAAGAGAACAAGCAGTCAGAACAAGGATAGAAAAGGTATGGCAGTATAATGTATTATACAGATGTGTACTTGAATACGACGGCGTAATTGCACATGCTGTTACAAATAAATTTTTGTATAACTTAATGGGTATTTAAAGGAGACAGATCATGACGTTAAAAGCAGGTTACAAAGGAAGAGTTTTAATCGGGGTTGTTGTAATAGGTGGTTCAACTACATGGTCCAACTCCGGTGCGGTTAGAACTATGTTAGAAGATACCGAGTTTGGTGATGAGCATATGACTCATATTCCTGGTCAGATCGAAGGAGGTGAGATCACTGTTACTGGAAACTACTTGATCGACGAAGATGCTGGTCAGCAATTGTTAAAAACCAAATTTGATAGTGGGGAACAGATCACAGACCTCAAATTGTATCTTAGTCAGTCTGATGGGTTTTATCAATTCCCTGATTCGACTACAACTCCGGCTACATATGTTACATGTACAAAGTATAACAATGTTGATAACGACAAGTCAGGCACTGGAACGTTTAACGCTACCTTCAAGGTAAGTGGCAAGATGAAGGCCATATATTAACCGTAGTTGAAACTAAAAATTAATAATCTAAAAAGTTAGGAGACATAAAATGGCAAATGGAAGTGGATTAACTGGTAATACCAATGTGGGTATTAACCTCAAGTATACTGATTCTATTGATCTGAGTAATGTGCTCGACGATCTAGTTATCAATGCTGGGATTACTTGGTCCTTTGGAACGGGAGCGAATCAGGCGAATGTATTATTCCATGACTCTAGGTCTACAGATGATACAGGCGAAACGTTAGACTTGTTTGCTAGTGGCAGTTTGGTGGATGCCTTTGGTAATGCTCTTACCATGGCTGCAATAAAGCTGCTGTATATTAAGAATACGCATGCAACTTTATCGCTGGAAATTCTGGGTGGTGCATCGCTTGACTTGCTTATTGCAAACGGTACAACTGATGCGATAGTGATTCAACCAAATGGAATATTCTTCTGGGTAGATCCAACTGCTGCTGGAATTGTTACCAGCACGAACAAGAATCTGAAACTGGCAGCCGCCACTGCTGGAACTGTCACCTTTGACCTGGTAGCGTTAGGTCTAGATTAATAGCACGAACAAATACTCAGGTCGGTACTCTGTACTCCTAAATTCGGATGAAAAAGGTTTGGGAAGGATGGGACTGCCTCCGGATGCTGAAGGTCCCTGACCTGAGTATATAATTAACCAAACCGAAACCCAAACTAATAAAGGAGATTTAAGATGGGAATTAATTTTAGCTCAAAAAACGAAGGCAAGTGGTTTCACTTTGACGAGGATGACCATGATAAAGGTGGTGTCTGTCTCAGAGAGCTAGGTATTGAAGAGGCCAAGCGGATAGAGAAGATTACTGTTAAAGTTAAACGCCGACCTCACGCTGGTCGTATGCAGGAAACTTCTGATATTGATGCCAAGACCGCTTCTCACATGACGTGGGATTACTGTATTACCAATTGGAAGGGTATACAGCTTGATGGTAAAGAGCAGGAATGCACTGGAGAAAACAAACAGGCCATGATGAAGTGCACCGACTTCTGCAAGTTTGTTACTGATTGCATTGAAAACCTTGTATCGGTGAACGAAACTCTCGAGAATGCCAGATTAAAAAACTCCGAGAGTTCATCGGGTGGCAATTAGAAAAACCTAGTTGCGAAGCTTGCCAGGAGCTTTACGAAGATCGGGGTTCCACTTCGTTTCCTCCTTGTGAAAAATGCTTTGTTGAACTTGATGAACAAAATATTGAGGTCGTAGAAGTTTACTTCTTAGTACGGAACCAATTAAGAATAGCTCCATCTGGTGTAGTGCTAGGACTTGACTACAATGCTGTTAAGATAATCATGGATATGAACGATATATCCAAGGAAAACAGCAGAGATGTTTTTGAGCAAGTCTTACAATGTTTTAGAATAGAAAGAGAGCTGAACGAATGAATTTCTTTACCGCTGACATCGAATTAAAACTTGATTCTGCTAAGGTCAAAGCCCAACTAGACAAAGCTAGAGGCTTAGTCACTAGGACTGTGGATAGAATAGAAAAGACTTTCAAACGAATGTCTGCTTCATTCAAATCAGCTTTCGATAAGATGGTACGAGTTGCTAAGGTTGGAGCACTTGCATTAGCAGGAGCTTTCCTCTTAGTAACTCGTGCGGCTATGAAGCAGGAGGATGTTGAAAAAAGATTAGCCATCACTCTTAAAGCAACACAACATGCTGCGGGACTTACCAAAAGAGAATTACTAGAACAAGCTGCAGCTCTACAAAAGGTAACAAGGTTTGGTGATGAATCAATCATCGCATTACAAACTATGCTGCTTACTTTCAAAAGCATAAAAGGAGATGTGTTCCAAAGAGCAACTGAGGCTACGCTTGACATGGCAACAGGTATGGCAGCAGTTACTGGTAGGACTGTTGATCTCAGTGCTTCGTCAATCCAATTAGGTAAAGCTCTTAATGATCCTATGGTCGGTATGACCGCATTAAGTCGTGTGGGTGTCAAGTTTACTGACCAGCAAAAGAAAATGGTCCAACAGTTTATGGACACTAATCAAATAGCTAAAGCTCAAGATCTGATCTTGACAGAACTCGAAGGACAGTTCGGTGGAATGGCTAAAGACGTCGATACCGCAAGTGGTGCATTAAAACAAATGTGGAATGCGATTGGTGACGTAGCTGAAGCAATTGGAAAACCTTTCCTTTCTTCCATTAAAGAAACTGCTAGAGAAATTAATCAATGGGCCGTGGATAACGAGGAAAAGATTGGTATAATGAGCAGTAAAGTTGTAGCCCATATAGGTTTTATAAAAGATATTCTCGGTGATCTGATTTCCTTCGCCACAAACGATTTTACTGCTGGATGGGGAGTAGTCTGGGATTTGTTTGTTCAGACTATTGAGCTGGGAGGAAAACTCGCTATAGATGTAGCTTTTAGAACTGGTCGAGGAATTGCCCAAGCTATAAAGAAAGGAATGGCCGGTCCTGGGAGAGGAGGCTTTGCTAAAGCTGAAGATATGTTTGAACAATTATATGGTAGACCTCCTGAGGAAAGAAACTTCTTTCAGAAACAAAGTGAGGGATTGCTTGTTGGATATAAGAAGTTTTATGCTGGAGCTGATAATCTTATAATGCAAAACTTAGCAAGACAGCAAATGTTGCAAGAAGCAACTGAGTCTACTTTTGCTGGGTTCAATGAAACTGCTGGTAAGACTTGGAAAGAATATAAAGAAAATTCATTGAAGATACTAGAGGCCGCCAACGTCGATATAATTGGAAGTCAGGAAAAGTTGATGGCCCGTCTATCAGAAATAGATGCTGGACTTGGTAACGAGGGAGAAGCTGAAGAGAGGATGCAAATTGAAGCTACTAGGCTTAGAGAAGCTGAGGCCCAACAGAAAGAAGTTTCTCAAAGTGTTGCTAATCATTGGAACCAAGCGGGTAACAGAATCCAAGCCAGTCTAAGCGATGTCTTTATGGACTTAGGAAATAAGGCCATAACTTTTGAGCAGGGATTAATTAATGTATTCGATGGTATTCAGCAATCCTTTATGCAGATGGCTTCTGATATGTTGGCTGAGTGGATTAGAGTACAAGCAGAAATGTTGATCCGCCAACAAATGACAGGAGCAGCAGGAGGAGCAGGAGCTGGCTTTGGAGGTTTACTAGCTGGATTATTCGGTGGTGGAGGCCCACAAGTAATGGCTGCAGGAACTGCTCAAGCAGCCACTGGTATGGGTCTAGGAGAAATTGGAGCAACATTCGTGTCAGGGCATAATGGGATTCCATCTGATTATCTACCTCGCTTGCATAAAGGACTGGCCCCTGACGAGTTTGGTGCGATCTTGCAGAAAGGTGAAGAGGTTACACCTAAGGATCAAGTCGGTCGGGGGAGGCCAATCATAAATATTAACGTCTCAGCTATAGATGGACCAGGAACCTTTGCTTTCTTAAGTGATAATAGTAAAATGTTGGCCGCTGTTATGGATAGAGAAATGAACAATAATAATCCATCTAGAAGAAGGCAATAAAATGAATATACTACTAAATACTTTTATTGATAATAAGCTCTATAACTATCCTCTGGGAAGAACCTTCGAGTGGAGGACTGACATAGTTGAGATGGATTCCGGAACTGAGGTAGCTAATCAACTTCTGGAACAACCCAAACGTCATTGGTCTTTACCCTATAATAATCTAACTGGCGATGAGATTGCTAAGTTGGTAGAACTATTTAATCGAGCAAAAGGACGTTACCTATCCTTTCTCTTCGAAGATCCTGAGGATTCTGAATGTGACTTTACTGAGTGTAGTATAACTGCCATCGCGGCTCAGACAGATTTCCAACTTATCAAAACTTACTATCCAGGTGAGGCCGAATCCTGGGATGAAGATAAAAAAGATATCCAGCCAGGAACTATTTGCCAACCCACGGTTAAGATTGATGGTGTAGTTCAGGTAGAGGACACTGACTATACTCTAGACGATACGACTGGGATTGTTATATTTAGTGGAGCTCCTGGAGCAGGGGCGGTTATAACTGCTCACTATCGTTTCTACTTTAGAGTCAGATTTGATATAGATGCTTACACTGATTCTTCTAATGTGAAAAATATTTGGAGCGCGGGGAACATCGACATAATGGAGGTTCTTGACTGATGAAAAATCCTGCTGCTGCCTTCATAAATTTCTTAACTGCCAAACGTTTAAAGATCGCTGAGCTTTATACCGTAGTGCTACGGACAGGGACTACTCTGTATTACACTTCCCATCAGAGAGATCTTATTTGGGATGCTGGCTCTAATACCTATGCCCATGAACAAATCTCTCGAGGTCCTATCAGTAACAATGTAAACCTAGAGGTTGATTCAGTAGAGATAAGAGTTCAGAATATTACAGGAGAACTGTTTGATATAGTTCAGTCAAATGCTTTAGATAATGCTCAGATAACTGTTAAGCGAATTTTCTGGGATCAATCTTACGCTGAGAATATGGAGTTAATTCTGTTCATCGGTACCTGTGACGTAAAATTTGATAGGTCAATTTTAGTTCTGAGTTGTAAGTCTATTCTGGATAGTCTTAATATCCAAGTACCTAGGCAGATATTCCAAGAGCCTTGTAATTATACTCTTTACGATACGGGTTGTGCTTTAACTCAAGCTGATCATGCATACGCAGGTGCTGCTACTTCTGACGCTTCAGATAATTTCACAGTTAACGACACAGACCTTATAGTATACAAGGTTGCTTTTGATGGAGGAGACTCAGATAACCCAGTCGAGATTGGCGATAGTTTGTCAGGTAGTATAGCAGGAGATGGAAAATGTGTTGGTATTTCCTATGTTGGTTCGTCTTCTGGATTCATTTGGTATGTAGAGAATACAACACAGTTTGCTGATGACGAAATAATAACTGGGGGTGGTAACGCAGTTACTGTAAACGGAACTCCTCTTGAAGATACAACTTTTTACGAGATGGGCGAGATGGAGATTACCAATGGAGCTAATAGTGGTGAAAAACGTATGATCATACTAAGCTCAGGTGGAGTAGTTACTATGGCCGTAGCTTTCCAGACACCTATTCTGAATACAGTTACTTACAATGTTTATCCGGGTTGTGATAAACGAGCGTTGGAAGCATGTAGAAATAAGTTTGAGAATGAAACTAACTTTCTGGGGTTCCTATATATACCTAAAGTACAAGAAACGATTATGTAATGGATATTAGCAAAGAAATTGCAGACAAAGCTATTGAATGGCAAAAGCTAGATATACCCTATCGGCATAGAGGTATGACTCGTAGAGGTTGCGATTGTACAGGACTTATAATTGGTATTGCTAGAGAGTTAAAACTTTTAAAGAGCTATTCTCTTCCACAATATAAAATGGATTGGAATCTACATGCTGGAGCTTCTGAAATTATTGTGGCTCAGTTAGAACGTGTGGCAGATCTTGTTCCAAACTCTGAACTCCAAAGAGGAGATATAGTTGTTTTTAAATGGGGAAAATGCAATGCACATGTAGGCATTTATATTAAGGATGGTCTGTTCGTACACAGCCGAGCAAAACAAAAATGCAAATATGGATATCTAGAAAACTCTGAGCATGCCACTAGGTGGACAAAAACTTATAGGTTTAGCGAAAGAAAGATGAGCAAATATAAATGAGTGGTGAAAGCGGAAAATCTTTTGGCCGAATGGCCTTAACAATAGGTGGAGCTATCGTTGGTGGTATGATAGCTGGTCCTGCTGGAGCTAAGATGGGTTACGCTCTTGGTGGTTTGGCGGGTGGCTTCCTAGGTACCGTTATCTTCCCAGCGAACAGTGATGTTAAGATGCCAGAGATGGCTACCTATCCTGTGCAGAACGCAGGGAAGACCGGACCTATCCAGATAGTCTATGGAACTGACTTAGCTGCTGGTAATGTTATCTTCCTGGGCGAGACTCATCCGTACACAATAAAACATTCCAGTGGGGGAGGCGGAAAAGGTGGAGGGGGTTCTAGTGGTGGAGAGACTACAGAAACAAGATTTAGAAAGTCCTTCATGATTGGTATCTGTCATGGTCCAGCCCAGGTACTAAGAGCATGGGCAGGTAAGACAGAGATTGACCTAGATGCCTTCACAGTCTTTCCAGGGTTTAATAATACTCAGATAGGTGCAGTGATTGATAAAGATTTTGCTGAGTATAAGCATATCTGCTGTGCATATTTTGATGAGTATGATCTTGGAAATAGCGAACAGATTCCGAACTTTACTTTTGAGGTTGAAGGTTTTCCAGCATCATTGTTGGGTATTGAAGGATTTTCTCGTTCCTCTTCAGGTAGTTTAGCTCGGTACGTCTATAAACATCTTCGTGATGGAACACTTGACCCTGATTGGGGAACTGCAGGAAGAATTGATTTAGGTGCTGGAATTGTAATTGGTGCTGTTCATCAAGATGATGACGGTAATTTGTATGTTACAGATACTGCTGACGCAGGTGTCTGGAAGTTTGA